CCGGTGGCGTGGATGTGTCCGGGAGCCTTAAAGGCTGTGGTTGTGTGCGGGTGGTTGCGGGTTTGTATGTGTGGGGGTATTGTTGATGAGTGACCATCGACAGAGTTGACATGACCACTGGGGAGGCGGTGCTGCTTCTCGCTGCCAAGCAGAAGAGGTTGCGTCGTTTCGTTTACCGTTCGGGCGAAGATCACACTGATGCGGTGATCTCTGCCGGGTTTGGTGGTGGGGGTAAGGCGAATCCGAAGATGCTGGCTCATCTGGTTGAGCAGGAGTGGCTGATTGAGCCGGTGATGGTTCCCGGTGAGGTGGAGGGTTGCTGGACGGTGACTGATGCGGGCTGGGGGGCTCGTGCTGCTTTTTTGGCTAATCCGAAGAGGTCTAATGCTGTCCGGTATGGGCGTAGGGTTGTGAAGCCGGAGGGTAGTGATGGAGTCTGATCGGGAAGATCACGGCTTTGAATGTGAGTGTGCTATGCATGCCGCTTTGGCCGCTCTGATCGAGGCCACGGATGAGTTTCACGAGAGTGAGGCTGATTTGGGTCGTCAGGTGGCGAAGCTGGAACGGAAGCTGGTGGTCCAGAGGCGGGAGCTTGCTTTGCGTACGGAGACGTTGCGGTCGGTGTTCGCCTGCCTCGATGTTATGGCTGTCTATTATGTCTCGTTTGATGACGTGGAGGGCCAGGTTGAGCGGAGGGCTGCTGTTGAGCGTCTTACCGAGCTTCGCGCTAAGTGGGGGGAGGTGTTGTAGTGGCTTTTCAGTGTCGCCGGTGTCCTCGGATGATCATTGCGGATGAGACTGCGCATATTGTGCGTGGTGTGTTCGTTTGTGGTGATTGTTTGGGTGAGGGGGAGGTTGGGTATCGGGATGGGGTTGAGGTTTCGGAGTTGCCGGTGGCGGTTCCGGGTGACGATATTCCTGTGATTACTAAGCGTGGGTTGCGGTTGCTGGATCTGGCTGATCTTGGTGATGTGACTCGGGTGAGTAATCAGGTGAGTGCGTATGACAGGTTGACGGGGTCGGCTACCAACTCGAAGGGGTTGATAGATGATCTTCGCAGGTTGAAGCTTGTCCGCTGGGAACGCAAACCACTCACCGGTTACCGTGACGACAAGAAGATGTATATTTTGCGGCTGACGCCGCTGGGTATGCGTGTGCGAGACTTCTACACTCATGCACCGACCATGTTGAAGGCGAGACTGAACTGAATGGCCGATAAGAGCAGGGTGCCCGAGTATCAGGTCAAGCGGGTTCTCTACTACTCGCAGCCCGATAAGAGCCGGGTTGTCAGGTCCTCCAGTAGGTATTGGTTCTTGAAGCTCGGCACGGATGCCACGTTCGGTATGCGGTGTGATCGTGCTGTCCGTGAGGCTGTTGCTCGTGGGTGGTGTTACATCGATACCGCTACGGATTATCTGCGGCCGACTGACGTGGGTCAGAAGTTGATAGACGCCGATCAGGATATTGAAAATTCAACTGTGGTGTGGCGGAAGGTTCCGATTCAACCGAACGGCTGATTGTTGCCATGGAAATAACAGGCTAGGGTTTAGGTGTACGGCAGGGCACAGCAAGGTGCGGCTAGGCAAGGCGAGGCGAGGTGCGGCACCGTACGGCACGGTTATCGTAAAACGAAGGGGAGATAGATGATTGTCAAGTTGGTTGCTAAGGGGACACGTCCGCTGCTGATGAGCAATGTTCGGATGGCGTCTCCGATGGATCCTTACGCTAAGGAGCTTGCTCGGCTGAACAAGCAGAAGGCCAGTTCGAAGCGCACGGATGAGGATCGGCTGGAGATCGCTCGCGTTGAGTGGGAGGGTGGCCTGTACTTCGATGAGGAGTTGGGGCCCTGTGTTCCTGCTTCGTGGATTTTCAAGACTATTCTGGAGGCTGCCCGGTTGGGGCGGCGCGGCCCGAAGATCGAGAACGGTATTGCCGTTGTGGACATGATGCATCCTCTGATCTATCGCGGTCCTCGCGATTTGGAGGGTTTGTGGGGTGATGGCGGTTCCAGTGGGCATGTCGATATCCGTAGCGTGCGTGTGAGCCAGGCGCGTGTTGATCGGTGCCGTCCTATCTTCAAGACCTGGGCTTTCGAGGCTGATCTTCTTGTTGATCCGAACATTATTGATGTTGCGGAGTTGCGGGAGATCGCTATCCTGGCGGGTCGGTTGAAGGGGATTGGCGATTACCGTCAGCAGTTCGGGCGCTTCGAGGCCGAGATTGAGGCTTCTTCCTGACATTGTGCGGTGCGGTTTGGTGAGGTCAGGCACGGCAAGGTCGGGCCAGGTTAGGCGTGGCTAGGTTAGGCAAGGGATGGTTGGGTGTCTGGTTGGCAGCTTGCGGGGTTCGATTCCCCGGCATCCGCTCCGGTTAGGCAGGGCAGGGCATGGCAGGGCAACGCTCGGTTTGGTGCGGTTTGGTGCGGTTGGGTGTTTGATTAGGCAGCTTGCGGGGTTCGAGTCTCCGGCATCCGCTACGGTTCGGTGGTCTCGGCACGGTTGGGTCTGGTGGGGCATGGTTAGGCGAGGTTGGGCGAGGCCAGGTGAGGTTAGGCAAGGGATGGTTGGGTGTCTGGTTGGCAGCTTGCGGAGTTCGAGTCTCCGGCACCCGCTGCGGTTAGGTGCGGCTCGGCAAGGTTTGGTGTGGTTAGGTTGGGCGAGGCCAGGTGAGGTTAGGCAAGGTTGGGTGTCTGGTTGGCAGCTTGCGGAGTTCGAGTCTCCGGCACCCGCTGCGGTACGGTGAGGCATGGCACGGTTTGGTGAGGTCAGGTTGGGCGGGGTCAGGTTTGGTGCGGTTGGGTGTCTGGTTGGCAGCTTGCGGGGTTCGATTCCCCGGCATCCGCTGTGGTTGGGTGGGGTACGGCATTGCGCGGTGAGGCGGGGCATGGTCCGGTTCGGGTTTGGTTGGGTGTCTGATTAGGCAGCTTGCGGGGTTCGATTCCCCGGCATCCGCTATGGCTGGGTACGGTACAGCATGGCGTGGCTAGGCGCGGTTAGGTACGGTGCGGCAAGGTTCCAGGGTTATAATGAGTTCAGTTGATGAAGGGAGGCTGGGTGTTCCAGTCTAAGGGTTCGGAGCCTCAGTGGAAGAGGATCTATGATCATCTGAAGCTTCAGAGCATCGGTTACACGCTCACCCATGAGAAGCTGAAGGATCTTTCCGAAGGGGTCGCCCCCACCAGTGTTCATTCGAACCTGTACCGGGCGATGCGGGAGCTGGAGAACGAGAACCAGCGCACGCTGATCAACGTTCGTGGTGTCGGGTACCGGATTGCTGAGCCTCGTGAGCACGAGAATCTTGCTCGCGGCAAGCACAAGGCGGCTCGGCGGCGTATCCGCGACGCGCAGCGTAAGGTCGCGTCGGCTGATCGTTCGCTGCTGACTGATGATGAGCTTCGTCGCCTCAACGCGATCGAGCATCACCTTGCCCGTCATGCTTCGATGCTGAAGCAGCTTGACGACAAGCAGCGGCGTACCGAGGAGCGGGTCGAGAGGACTGCTGAGCGTGTAGCGTACGCGGAGAAGAAGCAGCTTCAGGTTGAGGATCGGGTTGACCGCATGGAAGCGGCACTGCGCAAGCTGGGCATGTGGGATGATGACGATTCCGGGTCTGGCCTGTAATCGTTGATGGTGAGGAGTTAATGGTGGAAGCGAATTTGCCGTCAGATGTACAGAATCTGATGTTGCTTCGTGAGATGGTTCGGGAGGCCCGTGAGTCGGGGTCCTGGATTGTCGATAAGTTGCCTGAGGCTCCCATCGACGTGCCGGGTGTTGACGATAAGAACAACCGGTTTGACTGGTATCAGGTTACTGATGCTGAGGGCCGGGTTGGTTATCTTCATGCACCTAAGGGTGTGCAGTTGTAGGTGTTTCAGTTAGCGACAGATACCCGTTACCTGTTATGGTGGCGGGTATCTGTTATTGGAGGTTGAGATGTCCGAGGCTCAGGTCGGTCCGAAGTACCGGCAGATTTACCGGGATTTGAAACGTCAGATCGACGCGGGGGAGCTGGCGGTGGGCGACAAGATTCCTTCCACGGCGCAGCTGTGCTTGGCGTACGGCTGTTCGGCAACTTCGGTCAACATGGCGATCATGCTTCTTGACAGTGAGGGCTACCTGCATGGCGTACCCGGCCTTGGCAGGTTTGTGAAATCCGACGAGTAGATCACCGGCTGGCGGTGATCGGTGGTAGAGTTCCCGACGCCGGGAAAAGTTGAAGGCCCGCAGCTAGTAACTACGGGCCTTCGATGTTTCTACCGGCACCCTCAGCATCCTCATTCATCATCATCATCAGCAGCTGAGGTGGCCTAAAGGGAAGTTCACATTCGAGGGGAACGATAGCAGATGCTGAAGCTGTTTGACGAGTCTCAGGTCCGGGCATGGATGAGCTGCCTCTATGACGGAACGCGCGGATTCGTCAACGTTTGTTCGACAGGCAACTGGTCTGGAAAGAACTTCCGGGACATTGACCAGGCAGTTTCCTACATCAGCCTCCTCGATAAGCGTAACCCTCAGGGCATCTACGCCCGCGCCACCACGCTTCGGACTCTCCCCGCAGAAGACCGCAGGGGTGGCATAGATCACACTGGCGAGTTTCTGGGGTTCTGGGCCGATCTCGACATTGCCGGTCCCGGCCACAAGACCAAAAACATTCTCCCCGCCAGCGTAGAAGACTGCCTGGCCATCGTCGAAGCATCCGGGCTGCCTGCGCCTACCGAATGGGTCCACAGCGGCGGCGGCATGTACCCCTGGTGGCTCCTAACCGAACCGCACGTGCCGCACAGCATCCAGGAAATGGAACGGCTGTCAGCGGACTGGCAGCGCCTCATCGGTCTCGCATCCGAGAAGCTGGGATTCAGCTACGGTGCAGGTGTCGGGGACCTAGCCCGCGTGCTACGCATACCCGGCACCGTCAACCGTAAGGTTGAAGATCAGCCGACGCTGTGTCAGTGGCGTACGGATCTTTCGACGTCGCAGCCGTACGACTTGGACCGGCTCACCGTCGACCTTCATGCGGGCCTGAAGCGGCTAGAGAAGCCGCCCCCCGTCATAGCACCCGGGTTCACCCCATCGGCACTCAGCGTGCCAGGGAACCGGCCCGGCGACGCCTTCAACGCGGCAACCACCTGGCCGCAGCTCCTAGAAGCTGATGGTGCCACCGTGTTCAGTAGCCGTGGCCTCGGGTACGCGGAATGGACCCGCCCCGGCAAAGACAAACGCGAGGGCTCTTCCGCCACGACCGGGCATAAGGGTAGCGACGTTTTGAAGGTGTTCACCGACTCGTGGCCGGGTTTGACGCAGGGTGAAACCTATGACCGTTTCGGCTACTATGCGGCGACCCAGCACAACGGCAACATTCGTGAGGCCACGAAGGCTTTGGCTGCCCTGGGTTACGGGGAGAAGCTGACCCAGCCGGTACCTGAATGGCGTCCCGATTTGAGTCGGCCAGCAGCGGAGACTCAGGTCGAGGTGCCGAAGGGAAAACCTACCTTCTCTTACACCGAGTCAGGTTTGGCTGACCGGATGCAGGCACGCCACGGCGACAGGTGGCGCTTCGTCGCTACCCGGCAACGGTTCGGGTGGCTGCATTGGAACGGCCATGTGTGGGAGGTCGACAAGCGTGGTTCCGTAACGGATCTGATTGACCGGATCGCTCAGGAGGAGTATGCGAAGGCTGCCGACTTGGAGGATGGTACGCCCGAGGGGTTGAAGGAGGCCGACAAGATGCGGTCTTCGTTGAAGGGCCTTCTGAGTAACTCTAAGCAGCTTGGTGCTACCAGTATTTTTGCCCGGCGTCCTGGCGTAGGGCTGAATCCCGAAGATCTTGACTGGCATGGTTCGAAGATCACCACCGACAACGGTGTCCTCGACCTGGACACCCTCGAATTCAGTGACTTCGATCCGAAGCTTCTGGCCACCAAGAAACTGAACGTATCCTACAAACCAGACGAAACCGCCCCGAGGTGGCAGAAGTTCCTGGAAGAGGTCATCCCTGACCCGGCGATGCGTGACTACTTTCAGCGGGCTGTCGGCTACACGATTCTCGGCGACCCGGTACGCAAAGCGATCTTCATGCTTCACGGCCCAAGCCACACCGGCAAGTCGCAGGTCATCAACGTCCTAACCGGCATCTTCGGTGGTTTCGCTGAGAGCGCCAAGGAGCAGACGTTCCGGGTGACGGACTCAGCTAACGGTCCGACGCCGGGACTCCACAAGCTGCGCGGTGCGCGTCTGGTTACCGCGTCCGAGTCGACTGAAGGCGTACGCCTCGACGAGTCGTTGATCAAGCAGCTGACTGGCGGCGACTACATCAACTCGCGTCCCCTCTACGGTGATGAGGAGACTTGGCAGCCGAAGTTCACGATCTGGTTGGCTACGAACCATTTGCCGCAGTTCAAGTCCGATGATGGTGCTATCTGGCGGCGCGTGAAGCCTATCCACTTCGGTGTCGAATTCGGTAAAGACGGTCGCGGCGAGGTGTTCGATATCGGCCGTAAGCTGCTGGAGGAGGAAGGCCCAGGGATCTTGAACTGGATACTTCAGGGCGTCTGCAAGTACCGTGAGCATGGTCTCGATGAGCCTGAAGCGTTGACGAGCGGCGTGAAGGCGTACCGTGACGACTCCGACAATGTGGCCCGGTTCTTGAACCACGCCATGGAGGAGTCCGTGCTGGTTGAGGACGCTGATGGGGAGATCGAAGCGAACCAGCTGTACAACATGTTCACTGCCTGGTGCAACGATGAAGGGTTGCGGTTCACGATCAGCAAGAACCGGTTCGGGCGCCGGTTGACGTTCCTCGGGTACGTTCGCGGCCATGATGCGGCGAAGACTAAACGGGTTTGGCGTGGCCTGTCCGCTAGTGCTGAACGTTGGATGATCAGCGGGATGCCCTTGCGGGAGTGACGGCTCATGCTAGACTGGCTGTAAGCAGTTGATCCCGGAGTCCCGTACTCTTCGGTTCATCTTCTTCCCTTCAGGGGGAGCCCGTCTGCTGTAGAGCGGCGGGCTTTCCCGTTTTTAGAGGACGAAGAATCTGAGCAGCCACCAGGCGACGAACATTAAGCCGGTTGTGCCCCAAATAACGGTTGTTATCTTGCTTTTCGCGTGTTCCATGGCGATACCCGAGATCATGATAGCTATCACGAGTATCGCCAGGAACATCGAGCGGTGGATGTGTTCATCCATTAAAAGGGTGCTTCTCCGCTGTCAAGCCACGGGTTGCTGTCACGCATCGAGTCCAGAGTCGTACGCTTCTGCTCATCTGGCGCATCGAACACGGGCGCCGGGTCGTTGAGGAACTCAGCCTCGTTCAGCCTCATCCATTCGGTGGCGGTGCTGACTGCCTTGGGGTTGTCGGTGAGGGTTTTGAACATGTATGGCGGCTTCTGGCCGGTCTTGCGCTGCCCGTAGTAGATGGTGCCGAGAAGGTTACGGTTCAGGCTGCCCTTGAAGGAGCCAACCAGGAATCCCTGCATGACCAGTACGCGGCGGTAGATCTTCCACGGTTCGCCTTCTACTGGTTCCAGTAGGGCGAAGTTGGCGAAGACGGCTTCAGCACCTTCCGGCTTGTATTCGGTTTTCTGGTCGTTCTTGTATTCGACCGGCCGGACGATGACAAGCTTGTTGAGGAAGGTTTCCATGCTGACGCGGTCGCCGAGGGGTGTTGCTACTGGTTCGTCGAACATGATGTTGCCTTTCGTTGATGATGACGTTGCCGCTGCTGTTGATGATGATGTTTATTTGCCGGGGCATCCTTTGTCGGATGCTTCTGCTAGTTCTGGTTTATGCCAGTCGCAGAACGTGCAGTCTTTTGACGGTGTTGCTGGGATCTTGTTCCAGTTGTCTGGATTTTCTGCGACTTTGTAGTAGATCACGCCTGCGGATACCTTCTGTGCCCTTTCGAGGGCTTCTTCTGCCAGTTTCCGATCGAACGGTGCTGACCAGACGTAGCTGCCGCTGAGGTGCCCGGCGCGGGGCAGGAAGATCAGTGCGACCTTGTCCACGCGGCGTCCAGCGTTGATGTGGCCAAGGCCATAGAGCATGATCTGCTCGATGTATTGCTGGGACACGTACCCTTTGCGGATCTCTGTCATGGCCGTGGTGCCAGGGTTCTTGTAATCGATTACCGCGCACTCATAGGCGTCGTAAAGATCTGTGTGGCCCTGGACGCTGGCGGATGGGTGGACAGTGATCTCCGTATACCATCGGTTGAACTGGTGGGTCTTCTCGTACCGTTTGACTGCGTCTTCGAGCCACGTGTGGACGGCTGTGCCGACGATGGCGGGCCACGGGTCAGACCAGTTGACTGGCGGTACCTGCGCTACGCGGTATCCGAGACGGCGCAGGCAGGTGACACCGACTTCGGATGCACCCAGCTCCACTTGCTGTGAGCGTTCCGACTGGTTGTTGGCCCACAGCACGATGTCGGTGATCTCTTCCCGTAGCTTGTTGGCGTACGGGTTGCCGTTGGTGAAGCGGGTGGCCTGGATGGCGGGGTCGGAGAAGTAGACGCTGTCGGGGGCGCAGGGGTCGTGGTACTCCTTGCCCCGTTCTGTGTAGTAGTCGTCTAGCAGGATGCCGCATTTTCGGCACAGCTTCGCCATGTCGGGACCTCCACCGTTCGGACTAGTCCGTTTGGTTAGACCCTACATGGGGGGTCCGACAAAATCATTAGCAGCCCTTACTTGACGATATAGGGCAAACGGTATGTATGATCATGAACATGGCGTTGTCGCTACAGCAAGAATTCGCGATCCTTCCTGTCGAGGTCCAGGAGGAGTTCCTTGCTGCGCAGACGCTGGAGGCGTTGCAGGAGATCGTTCGCGGCGAATGGTGGTGGGTGAGCCGCCCCGAGCAGGTGCCACCGGAAACCGACTACAGCATCTTCCTGTATCTGGCTGGCCGTGGGGCCGGTAAGACCCGCTCCGGAGCCGAATGGATCACCGAACGGTGCGAGAAATATCCGCTGTCCATAGCCGGAGCCCCCACCGAACATCTCATCGTGGCCGAGTCTCTCGACGACGCCCGGAAAGTTTGCATCGAAGGCGAAGCGGGCGTACTACGCATCCTCGAACGCAAAGGCTACGAAGCGAACAAAGACTTCATCTACACCCGGTCGCCTAAACCGAAGATCGTGCTACTTGAATACGGGACGAAGATCCTTACGGCGGGAGCCGACAACGAGGACTGCGGCCGAGGCGGCAACAACACATCCATTTGGGCAGACGAGATCGTCACCTGGAAAAAACCCGAACGGACCTGGCGGGAAGGGCTGCGTCCCTCTCTTCGTGGCTCTATCGAAGGTGACCGGCCGCGTGCTTTCGTGACCACTACACCTAAGCCGATCGAGATCCTGCAAATGTGGCTCGCGAAAACGGATGGTTCCGTCGCGATCAGCCGGGGCTCCACGTTCGATAACGTGATGGGTCTTCCTGCCGACTTCCTCGAAGACATGCGCAACGAGTACGGCGATTCGGCTTTGGGTCGTCAGGAACTCTATGGCGAGATGCTGGAGAACCTTCAGGGCGCCTTGTTCGGGTACGGGGATATCAACCGTACGCGTGTCGACATTGGCCCGGAGCGGGTGTCTTTCCGTGCCATGGCTGTCGACCCGTCGCTTACCGGTGATGAAGACGGCGACGAGATGGGTGTCGTGGTCGCGGTGCGAGATGAGCGTGACCACATTTATGTTCTTGAGGATGCTTCGCAGAAACTTGTGGGCCGCGATGCGGCATTGCATTGCTGGCGTGTTTTCGAACGCTACGAATGCGACGTGTTGATCTATGAAAACAATTTGGGTCACGCATGGTTGCATCAGGTTCTCGAAGACGCGTACCGGGAATTGCAGCGAGAGGGCTTCTTCCCGGAGCACACCAATCCGCCATTGAAACCGGTACGCAGTTTCCAGGGCAAACAGTTGCGTGCCGAACCGGTCGCCATGAGATACCAGCAGGGCCGCATTCACATGGTGGGGAGTTTCCCTATCCTGGAAAAGCAGCTTGTTTCTTGGGACCCTTTGTCGTCGCGGGAATCACCGGACCGTTTGGACGCTTTCGTTCACGTGTGCCGGTACCTGATGGATGGCGAGAAGTCGAAGGCGATGATCTACAGCCCGGCCGGTTACCCGGTGACGGCGCTGCTGTCGCAGCCGGGGTTGCGTCGCGGCAACGCCTGGGTACGTCAGGTCTGACCGTTCAGCCGATGCCGCCCGAACGCGGCCACGTCTACGCTGTTTTTATGAGCGACGACAGCGTCAGATTGTTTATCACCATGAATTCGCGACCTGACATGTCCCTGTTCGATTGGGACCGTCAGGTGGAAGAGCTACTTGCGGCGGTCTCTGCTTTGGTTCCGCTTCGCAGCTGGTCAGGGTTGAGGGTTTACGGACCCCATAATGATCGCTTTGGTTTGCCGGGGGTGACGGTTGAGCTTGCGGCGCCGATAAGCGATTTGGAGGGTTGGATCAAGGATGTCGAGTCGCAGAAAACTTGGATTGATCTTCCCGTAAACGTGTATCTGGTCACTAAGGCGGTTCGCTAAACCAACTATCGGCGTCCCATCGGTAGCCCTATCGTCACTGTCTATTGGGCTGTGGGGACTTTCGCGTTCATCATGCTTACCTGTTTCTGTTGCTGCGGAAGTTGGAAAAGTTGATGCTTAAATCTTTAGCGTTCGCCTGCCTCCTCGGAGCGATATCGCTCCTGATCTTCCATGTCGTGGTTAAAACTGCCGGTACCTCAAAGATGCCCGAAGAGGAACGAGGATACGGCTGTGCCGCCGCGATCCTCAGCTTCGGCATACGCCTGATCTTCATCATCGTGTTTATTGCGCTGATGCGAGAAGCCGACTACCTGTAAATCGTAAACAAAAAGCCGCCAACCCTCAGGGGAGCTGGCGGCTTTTTGCGTGCATGATATCACTTCTCGCGTTAAACCCGACATATCCTGTACGCTAATCACGTGATCATGCCGATGACTTTCATCATCCTCACCCTAGCCACGATGAGGCTAACCCGCGTCATCGTCCTAGACAAGATCACGCAACCCGTACGCAAACTCGCAGTAGCCGGATTCTCCATCAAAATCCGGAAATGGCACCTATACACGTGGCGCGGCTCCGGCATCCACGGATGGCTCTCCTACCTCATCCACTGCGTATTCTGCGCAGGCTTCTGGGCAGCCACAATAGTCATCACCAGCCACATACTGTGGCCCCACAACAAGTGGCTCAACGCCGCCTACCTGATCCTCGCAATAGCCGAAATAGCGCCCCGCCTACTCAACTGGGAACCACGCACCAGCAACACCGGAGGCGAGTAAATGGCACTAGGAATCCTCGCCAAGAAGAACCTGGCAGAGCTGGAAAAAAAGAACACACTGCTCGCCTCGGCAGCACGCATGCAGCTGGAGAATCCCAGCTGGAAACGTTACTCCATGTACGACGAGGCGTGGCAGCGCGACACCTGGTTCTACTACGGACTGATCGGCCCATTCAACTACGCCGCTAACTGGATCGGGAACGCGTGCAGCCGCGCCGAACTATACGTAGCCGACGTAGACGAACGCGGTGTAGTCGGCGGCCGGACCGAAGACAAAGAAGTATCAGCCATCGCCGACACCCTGTTCGGTGGCCCCACCAGCAAGGCTGAAATCGTACGGTCCATAGCGATCAGCCTCACTGTCGCCGGGGAATGCTACGTCATCGGACGCGGCAAAGCCGGTACCGGAAAAGACGAATGGCTAGTCGTCGCACCCTACGAAGTGCGTTCCTACAGTGGCGGTATTTGGATCGGGCAAGGGGGATACGCTGAACGGGTACCCAACGGCAGTGCCGTAGTCTTCCGGGTATGGATGCCCAACCCCGGCTGTCCCTGGTACTCAGACTCGCCGGGCCGGGCAGCCCTGCTCACGTTGCGTGAGCTGGAACAGATCGCAAAGTTCAAAGCCGCCCAGACGGATTCCCGACTGGCGAACGCTGGCTTCTACCCGCTACCTGACGACCTTGACTTCACCTACGACGACTCGACGCCGCCCGGCGCACCGTCATTGCAGAAAGCCATCATCGACGCAGCAAACGCGAGCCTCTCCGGCAAAGGATCAGCAGCGCAGCTTTCACCGATCTTCTTCGGCGTCAAAGGCGAATACCTCCAGTACATGCTGAAGGAACCGATCAAGTTCACTTCAGTCATGAGCGACCAGGTACGCAACCTTGAAGAGGTCGCTCTACAACAGCTATCGATCACCATGTCGCTGCCGCCGGAAATCATCCTCGGCACCGGGCAGAGTAACCAGTGGTCGGCGTGGGAAGTCGGCGAATCGGCCGTCAAATACCACATCGAACCGTTGATGAACCGGGTCATCGACGCCATCAACATCGCGTATCTACAGCCAGCGTTGAAGCTGTTGAAGAAAGACCCGGCAAGATACACGTTCCAGGTCGATACGTCGGCTTTGACGGTACGCCCGAACCGGTTCGCCGACGCACTCAACGCATACAACGCCGACTATCCGGCCCTGTCGGCGCAGGCGCTCCGGTTCTACGGCGACTTCAAAGAAGCAGATGCCCCGACCGAGGAAGAGATCACCCACCGCCGTGTTCAGGCGATGCTGCTGCGCGACCCGCAGCTTGTCATGGACCCGGAGATCGTGAAGTCTTCTGGCCTCGACATCGAAACATCGCTGCCGGTGGATGGGGTTACGCCTCCTCCGCCGGTACCGGGCCGGGTACCGGTTGAGGGTAAACAGCCGATGCCGGAACGGCCTTCTGAGCGTCCCGCACTGGCTGCTCCTTCGATCATCGCTTCCCGGTCGATAGCCAGGGTCGGGGAGCCGACTGCTCTGCTTGCTGCCGCGTCCGCTGAGGTTCGTAGCGCTCTGCACGTGGCGGGTAAACGGATGATGAATCCTGGCGTGCGTAAAGAGTTCGGTGACATAGAGCCCCACCTGCTGCACACGAAGCTGCGGGTTGCTGATGATGAGGCGGCGCAGCGGTTGACGGCTGGCGCTTTCGAAGGTTTGGCTGAAGCGGTGGAGGGTACGGGTGTCGATGCGGTTCAGCTCCGGGCCCTACTTGCTGCTTATACTCACAGCCTGTTGAAACGTTCAGTACCACATGACCGTAACCTGCTAGCCCACTACATGCTTGAACACGGACTCCGGCCATGGCAGAACTGACACCCGCCCAGGAGGAGCAGCTAACTGCCGCCTATCAGGAAGCCTTCAATGTTTGGCTGCCGCAAGCCGAGGCAGCCGTTTTGGGCGGCTACCAAAAGTTCGGCATCTCCCCCGATCCGGCAGCGATCAACATGACGTCGGCTGCGTGGCGTGATCAGGTTGAGCAGGTCAGCAGCAGCCAGTTGCGTCCGCTGGCAGCCGACGCGTACCAGTCAGAGTTCCCTGCTACTGCCGCGCCTGTGGCGGCGCTGGTGGCTACGGGTCTGATCGGTGGCGCGGCCGTGGCCACGTTGGCTTTCTTGGCGGCTCAGGTCGGCGAGGTTCAGGCAACGTTGATGAGTTTGATCAGCCGTTCCCTTAACTTGGCTGAGGCGGTGGCTGCGATCCGCCAGTTCATGGATCCGCGTAATCCGCATTGGGCCGGGAAGTCTAGGCAGTTCGCTCAGACGGAAGGCGATCGGTGGGTGCAGGCCGCGACCCTTGCTGGGGCTATGGCGGCGCAGGCTTTCGACGGCAAGGAACGGTCGAAGGTTTGGGTTTCTCGTGATGATGATGCTGTCAGGTTCGCTCATTCGGTGGCTGATGGTCAGCGTCGCCGTTTGGGGGAAACGTTTACGGTGGGCGGGTTCCCGATGATGTATCCGCTTGATCCTGCCGCTCCGCCGGATCTTGTTGTTAACTGTCGCTGCAAGATGCGCATCGACCGTCAGGGGGTGTCTCGTGGCTGACGTTACGCCAGTCGAAACGGGCAGCGATTTCACGCCAGCTGGGACCGTTCCAGTCGACTCGGATGCCGTCACTGCCGCCGCCAACGTCAACGGCTGGAAGAAGCTCCCCATCGCCGACCGGGACACCAAGTTCGCTTTCCGTGGCGCCACTGACCGTCTCGCTGCCCATGCCAGCAGCATAGAGGAATTCAGTTCCTGGTTCTTCTGGCGGGACCCGACGAAACCAGCAAACAACCGCAACAGTTACCGGCTGCCTTTCGCCGACGTCTATGACGGTGTGGTGAAGATGGTTCCGGCTGCCGTGTTCTCGGCCGCCGCGCAGCTATCCGGCGCCCACGGAGCCCTGCCGATCATCCCCGAGGCCGAAAAGAAACTGATCATGCGAACCATTGATCAGATCTACGACCTATTCCGCAACCAGTGGGACGACCCCCGCCAAGTACCGCCATGGGAGCGCCCATCCAACAGTGCTGCCGATGAACCCGTCAAGGCGTCAGCCAAGGAGGAAGCAATGCCGATTGAACTAGTCGACGAGGAAGACGAACTGACGGCAGCCGTACGCACATCCGGTTGGTCGTCGCTGCCCACAAGCACCGGAGAATGGGACGAAGGCGCCGCCCGTTCAGCTCTCGACTCATGGTCTGACGGCGACATGGGCAAGTATGCGAAAGGTTTCCTGTGGGTCGATTCAGAAAACCGGGAAAACAAAACCGCCTACAAGTTCCCGATCGCTAAACCAGTCAACGGGAAACTGACCATCTTCATCCGGGCCGTGAACAACGCCGACTCGCGTCTGTCTCAGGCAAACATTCCAGCCGCCGACAAAACGAAAATCCAGGGCATCCTGAACAGTATCCAGAAGCGTTACAAAGGCGACTCAGATGACTCTGACTCTGATGAGTCGATGACAGCGGCGGCACTGTTGCGGGCGCCAGCCGCCTGGTACGAGAACCCGATGCTGACCGGCCCGACGAAGATCAGGGTAACCGCAGACGGCCGCGTCTACGGACATCTAGCCCAGTGGAACACATGCCACAGGGGTGTCGGCAACAGTTGCATCATCCCGCCGCACAGCGCCGTCGACTACGCCCACTTCAAGACCGGCAGCACCATGACCGCTGACGGTGTTTTGAGGCCGGTGGGCAACCTGACGTACGGTGCCGGACATGCAGACACCAGCCTCGGATATTTGGCTGCTGCCGCCCACTACGACAACGCGGCGACAACTGTCGCGAACGTGAATGCGGGAGAAGACGCGCACGGGATCTGGGTTGCCGGTGCCATGGCTCCGGGAACCGGGGAGTTGGAGGCGCAGCAGCTACGGGCGCACCCGCTGTCTGGTGACTGGCGGCGTACCGGCGGTAACCTGGAACTGATTGCCGCGCTTGCCGTGAACACTCCGGGCTTCCCGATCGACGAACCTCAGTACGCGATGACTGCCGCTGGCGTGCAGAACTCTCTGATCGCGGCCGGAATCGTGTTGGAGGATGCGCCAGGCGAAGTGACCGAACCGGACAAGGTTACTGTTGACCGTATCGCCAAGCTGGAAGATCAGTCTGCTCGGCTACGCGAACGTTATGATCGTTTGCGGGCGCGTAGGATCATTGACATGAAGCTACCAGTGAGGAGCTGAAGTCATGGCTTGCGGCAGTTGCGGCGGTGGTGCTGGTTCCCGGCCAGCCGAGACGTGGATTTATCAGGCCCCTAACGGGCAGAAGACTGAGACGGCTTCGCAGACCGAAGCCAATCAGCTGGTGACGATTAACGGCGGCGGCCAGGTTTACCGTAAGCCGCAGTAAAACATGGCCGCCAGCAGCCCATACGGTTGCTGGCGGCCATGTTTATTTAATTGGAGTGAGGTTTTCCCGCTCCTTCTCCTGCTTTTCCAGCTTGAACATCAGCTGAGCAATGTTGACGTACATGTTTACTTCTTCGCGATGCCAGGCGGCATCACCGGCTGCCTTGATGCGACGTGGATCTTTCTCTGCCCGACTTTGCCTATCAAGCTGGCTCAGAGCCGTGGCGTTATTTTCCAGATAAGATTGCGTAACCGCATCGAACATTTCCTTTGCTTCGCGGTACTTCTCCTCTGCCGCGATAGCGGCTTTGGCTGCCCGTATGCCAGCATCGTGGTAATGGTCGGCCATCATAGGATGATGCTCTTCCCGTCGAACCATTCGTATGTGATGTTCATGACGAGGGTGCTTCCTCGCCATACGCGTGCATAGATTGCCGTGTTGACGGTCAGGCCGTCAGCTACCTGACGTTGCATGATGACCGCGTCTTGGATGATCCGTTCGACCCTCATGTGGCTACGGCCAGCCATGGCTGCCGCTAGCCGTTCTGCCCGGTCTTTGGTGTAGATGGTTACCACTTCACATCGATTCCTGCTCGCCGTAGATCGCTGAGTGCGTTGCGGAAGCTTCGATATTCGCCTGGCGTGCAGGGGATCTGCGCCGCGTAGCTTCCGTTGGGTCGTCGGATTTTGTAGTGGCCGTTTCGGGCTCGCTCATACGTATAGCCGTTCTTCACTAGCCACTTCTTCAAGTCATTGAAATCCTTCATGTTTAGATAATTGCATGAACCAGCATGAACCGCATCGGCCGAAAGGTCAAACCTCACGTTGCGGCAAAACCGGCAAACATGTATGATCACCGCGAAGGCGATGAGCCAAGAGCCTGCCTTCACCAAGGGCGATGAGCCGCGAGCCTGCCCAAGCCTCACAAGCTTCCCGTGGGCCAGTGCTCGACCAACCTGTCACAGTAGCTGGTTTCACGCAACAGTAACCAGTAGACAGGATGGGCCATGCCGTTCCAGATCCCCAACCACGACGACGACGCACTGAAGATCTACTCGGCAGCCGGTCTAACCGACCTGCGCCGCGTCGCAGCCGAGGAATACAACCAGATCCACGCCACCATCACAGCAGCCAGCAACAGCGGCACCACAGCCGACACGGCAGACCTCGACCGCGCTGACGCCCTATACGCCTTCATCGCCGCAGCAGACACCGTCCTCGACGAATACGAAGCAGAAGCCCAGAAGACCGTAACCGCAGCTGGCCGCACACTCCGCGACCGCGCACCCAAGGTCATCGAAGGCGAAACCGTAGAACCAGCCGACGACAACGCGGCCACGGAACCAGCAGCGGTCACCGCAGCCACCATCACCATCAGCGAACTCGCACCCACCGTCATCGACGTCAACACCAAGACAACCGAAGACAAATCCCTCGTCAAATACACCATCGTCGCAGCCGCAGAAACCGGCTACGCCGCAGGCGCACCATTGCCCGACTTCGCAGCCGTAACCGCCGCATTCCAGGAACGCACCCGCACCTACAACGGATCAAGCAGCGCCATGAAGCACGCTGTAGCCCAGATCCGCCGCGAATACGTACCGGAACTGAGCTACAAGCCAGGCATGCTCGAAGAGCAGATCTACGAACTCAACAGGTACGCCACCGACGAGAAGCGCCTACCAGGCGGCTCGCTCGCAGAAGCCATGGTTGCCGGTGTCGGCTGGTGTGTTCCATCAACCATCCTCCTGACCACCTGCTCACAGATCACCGCGACCGGCCTCATCCAGCTGCCCGAAATCGGTGCACCACGCGGCGGCATCCGCCACAACCAGGGCATCGACTTCTCCACCATCTTCGGTGGCGGTACCGGATTCAACATCCTCACCGAAGCTCAGGTCATCGCCGACACAGTCAAGACCTGCGTGCAGATCCCATGCCCGTCATTCGTTGATGACCGGCTGAAGGTAGCTGCGCTCTGCCTGACCGGTGACCTGCTTCAGAATGTCGCATATCCGGAGTTTGTGCAGACCTTCATCGAAGGCGCACTAGCGGCGCAGGCACACAACGTCAACAAGGACATCATCGCCACCATCGTGGCCGGTTCCACGGCCGTGAACCTGGCTCAGGCCATCGACCCGTGGCAGGTAGACAACTCGGTTGTCTCGCAGGTTATGGCTGCGGCCGAGATGGCTGTCGTGGACATCCGGTACCGGCTGCGTCTGGACCCGAACGCAACCATCGAAATGGTGTTCCCGTTCTGGATCAAGGCTCAGATGCGGGCTGACTGGCTGCGCCGCAACGCGGCAATGCCAGCTGACCTGGCTGACGCGATGATTGCCCAGATGTTCGCAACTCGTGGCATTGCGCCACAGTATGTCTACGATTGGCAGGATGCGTTCTCTGGCCTGACCACAACTGGTCCTGGTGCTGCGACTCCGCTACTGGTTCTGCCTCAGTCGCCGACCGTGAACCTTCAGTTCCTGGCTTACCCTGCCGGAACGTGGCTGCTAGCACGACAGGATGTCATCAGGCTCGACAGTGTGTATGACAGCACACTACTTGCCACTAACAAGGTGACTCAGCTGTTCGTGGAAGACGGCTACCTGCCGATGCGCATGTGCCCACTGTCACGCGTCTACACCGTGAACATCTGCCCGAACGGTTCAACAGGCGCCCAGCGTGCCGTTACCTGCACTGACGTCACTCCGTAACGAAGCAGCAGGGGCCAGCCAGCCGGTTGGCCCCTTCAGCCCTAGTCGCGGAAGGAGGCGACCATGGCAGTAACAACAGCACCAGTCCAGGTCACTGGTCCCCGTACGCGCGACCGTTACGGGATCTTCGCCGTAGCGGAACGCGAAGATCTGCCACGCATGGCCGGTCTCGGTGGTGTCTGGTGGCTCCAGGGAGACTGCGGCGACGCGGTTGGCTACACAGTCGACTGCGCCGCTTCCCTGGCAACGAAAACATTCGCTAACGAACCAACATTCGAAACAGCGAACCCTTTCGTTGTCTACGCGGGCAGGCTCTGCGGAACAGTCGGGCTTACACCGGCCGAGCAGCAGGAACTTGTTGTCAGCAAACTGAAAGCCAATGAGCAGCGGGTAGTTGAGCAGGCTTTCAGCGACCAGTTGAACGGCCAGTCGCCCGGCTTGGCGAACAACCCCGCTGTCGTGACCGTGGCTACAGCCGCTGGCGTCAACTTCGTTGAATCGATCGGCCGCCTAGAAGCGGCGTTCTACAACGAATACGGGTATGCGGGAGTCATTCACATGCCTTTCCGGTCCGGTGAGCATGCCGCATCACAACACCTGCTGTGGCCGGATTCCGAGTACCCGCTGCCGGGCAACGACAGGGTATGGAAGACGGCAGTCGGTTCCACGGTGTCGATCGGCGCCTACTCCGGTAACTCGCCAGCTGGCGCCGCACCGGTAGCCGGACACCAGTGGGTGTACATGACGCCGCCTATCAAGATCTGGTCGACGCCTGACAGCCAGCTCAAGCCGTCACCCGTCGAAGGGTCCCTGAATAGGGCCACGAACCAGGAGACATGGCTTGTGGAACGCACCTACATAGTGGGTTTCCCCTGCGACGCCGTGTTCGCCATCGACGTCACCCTACCTACCCAGACAACCACGTGAGGCTGAGCAGATGACCGTAGAGATCACGCCCAGTGGCTCAGCAGCCCTCATCGCTCAGCAGCTACTCGCAGTGGCTGAAGCCGATGAACGTTTCCGTGTCGACGACGTCAAAACCACAACCTACGGGCCGATGGGTTTGGCGTTCCTCGTACCGGATGAGCTGCACGAAGCATGGGCCAAAACGTATCTTGCCGCAGACGACGAACCCGCAGACGAAGTTGAAGATTCAACCGAAGCTGATGCTGCCCCTCGCCGCCGTGGCCGCCCACGCACCACAGGCAGCGCGAAGGAGTAACCATGACAAGCCAGTGCCTACCGGTACTCCAGTTCGATGCTGTCCGGGTGACCCGGCTCAACAGTTGCGGCACACCGCAGGACTCGACCTGCGCATACGCTACCAGCGAAGGCATCATCACCCTGGCCATGACCAACAACAACCAGGAGCGGCAGGAATATTTGCAGCTCAACGGTCAGGGCAACATTTGCGTAGACGAGACGAAAGAAGCACAGCTGCGGTGGATCGATTTCGAGTTGACGTTCTGCAACGTCGACCCGGAACTGTTCAACATCATCACAGCTGAGCCTCTCGTCCTCAACGATGCCGCGTCGCCGGTGGCGATCGGTTTCGACAAGACGCAGGGTGCCGCACTGAACTCGTTCTTCGCTCTTGAGGCGTGGACAAACACGGGTGGCGGAAGCTGCGACGACAACCAGCCAGACTACGGCTACTTCGTGATGCCGTTCGCTGTCGGCGGCCTTGTCAGCGACATCACCCTAGAAAACGCGAACATCAACTTCACGGTCACTGGCCGTACGAAGAAGGCTTCGCTGTGGGGTACCGGCCCGTTCAACGTTCGTTTGATTGAGTTGGCTGGCCCCGACCTAGGTGAACCGGCACCGCTGTTGACGGCGATCGGTTCCACGGTGCACCGCCGCCAGTTCTGGACAGAGCTGCCGCCACCTCCCGGTGTCTGCGGCTGCCAGGACCTGACACCGACAGTGCTGGTAGCGCCGCTGTCGGCTACGGCTGCGACCCTGCGCACGTTGACGTTCCCGCTGAACCCGGCAACCGGTCAGCCTGCTCTTCCCGGCTACATCGACTGGGGCGACGCGACACCGACCGTGCTGGTCACTGCCGGTATCAACGCCACCCACACGTATGCGGTCGGCAGCTACACGGCCACTTATCGGACGTCATCGTTCTCGGGTCCGACATGGACTTCCGGCACGATCATCGCCACCTAATAGAGAGATTGGAGTATTGATATGGCTGGTGGGTCTCTCACCGTTACGGTGGACACTTACGCTCAGGCCCCCGCTGTAGCGCAGCGGATCCTGTGCCAGATGTCGGCCGCGAACCGTCCGTTCCTGCGTACCGACAGGGCGGCGTCCGGCAGCATCGCATTCGTTTTGCCGGAGGAACGTTTCCCAGCGAACATCCTGCTGAAGCGTGGCGGCACCGACCTGCTTGCCGGTTACGTGGCTGGCACGAACATCAGCTTCACGATCGGCAACGGTAACGCCATCGAGCAGAACGTGAACACATGCCCAGCGTCCACGAACCAGCCGACAACGACTGGTGCCGCGTTTTCTACGAATGTCGGCGGTAACCCGCTGGCCGTTTCGCTGATCTACGCGAACGCGGTCGGCAACGGTACCGTGAACATTTTCTGGGGCGACGGCACTTCGACACTGGGCGCGGCCGAGTCGGGCACTTCCGCACACACGTACACGATTGCTCCTGCGGTCTACCAGGTTCGGGTTGTCGATGCCACGTCTTCAACGGATGTTGCAACGATGCAGGTGCATGTTCCGTAGTTGAGTGAAAGCCCCCCGTCGTCTTGGCGGGCAGCGGGGGGCATTCCTTCCCATAATGTCAGTAGCAAGGAAGGTTCACAATGCCCGCTATCAGCATCGTGGAACGCATTTACGCGATCCAATACACGGGGAACAATTCTGCTGAGATCGACGGCCTGATCACCGACTTCGTGATCACCAGTGAGGGTGGCGGCGTCCTCAATTTCGACAGCGGTGGTTCGTCGTATTCGCTGCCCACGAACGATTGGATCCGGTTCGCGCAGGGCTACGTCTTGAACACGCACACCACTAGCGGCCTCAATTTTATCTTCGTCCGCAACGCCAGCTACGACGACCTGTTGACGTTCCAGGACGCTATCGACGAATCTGTGCGCGCGGTTGGTGTCGCTGAAGCGCCGACGCTGTTGGCCAGCCAAAGCACCGTGGTTTCGGTAGATATTGTTCCGGCGATGCCCGACAGTTCCTACACGCCGACAGCTCAAATGTTCGCTGCTACCGGCCTGCTGGGAAGCCTGTCGATTACCGGCACTTCCGTTGTCGACACGAACACAGTGAACGTGACCGTCCAGAACTCCGGGCTGATCAGCATCGGCGGCGTGAAGATCCTGGTAGTGGTCAAAGACTAGGGGGAGTGATGGTTGCCGTTGGCTACACGAGCGGAGACCCGAACAAGGTAGATATCACCGGTGACACGATGACCGGCGATCTGATCTTGTCTGGTGCGGGTACCGATTTGACGGTCGGCGGCGTCCTCACTGACGGGTTTCAGGGTGTTAGCGGTGATCTTTCGCAGCTGACATCGAGCACACTGGAAACCGGTATCACTTCGGGCGGCTTGCTGAGTATCAATGTCAGTGGCACCACTATCGACGTTTCGGCCGCTACGGGCTGGATTCTCGACTACAACTCGCAGGGCACATATAGTGCTACGAATCCTAAACTTACTGCTATCAATTTCCCGGGCGCCACGAACGTTGTTTTGACTGGTCCACTGACGCAGCTGACCACATACTGGTTGATCAACTCGGCTGGGACGCTCATCCAGCAGGCGGCCCGTCCGAGCCGGACACAGTACCGTACGCATCTTGTCGTCGGTGCCTCCATCCAGTTCGGTGGCACGATCTTCACGACGCAGAGCCTGGCCATGATGCAGTCGCAGACCGGTCCCCAGCTTCTCGACTTCATGAACAGCCTCGGGCCGTTCGTTGTCGGAGCGGGTACCGGTTTCGTGACACCTAACGGCGTCAACAAGATGATCAACGTTTCTGGTGGCACCGTATTCAACCCCGAGTTCGGGCTACCCAACTACCAGGACCCGCACACCGGGACACTCGCCACCCAAACCCCGGCCAACTTCCACTACTCGACGGCGGTAGCCGGACTAGCGCCACTCGTCAACCTCATCGACGTAGCTAACTATGATCCTGGCGGTGCTGGGGTCGTTACACCCCTCGGCGGCGGCGTCAACACGTCATCGATCCATCGAGTATTCGGAATCAGCCAGCCGAACGTCAACGACCAAATCCTCATCCAGTACGGGCAGACCGCATACAGCAACCTCGCCAACGCGGTCGCTGGCATCGGGGCCGGAACCTTCATCATCAACCCTAACTTCACGAACATTCCGCTGCTCGGCTGGATAGCGGCGACCCGTGTCGCCGTCAACCTTTCAGACCCGACACAGGCAACGTTTGTGCGGGCTTCCCGATTCGCATTCCCATAAGGGGGACCAGATGCCCAGCAACGAGGGACACATTCATTGGGGTGGCGCAGCCGACGAAAACGACATCCAGTATTTGGGGCAGACGCTGCAAATCATCTTCGGGCCGCTCGAAGAAATCGACACCTTGCAGATCCGTAAAGCCGGTTCCCAGGGATCGTTCCTGGCGCTACCGAACTCAACCGTCAGCAGCCCGACATGGGAAACGGTACCGGGCACAAGCCCCACTCTGGAAGCACGCCAAGACGGCCACTACCCTAGTGACTATATCCGCATTCGACAGGCTTAAATTGAGGTAACGGTGGCTACATATAACCCTGGAACCACTGCCACGCTTCTCGTGCAGTGGTATGAGTTCGCTGGCGGGCCACCGACGCCAGTGACCGCGCAGACGATCACCATCGTCCGAGTGTCCGACGCGGTGACGGTACTAGGTCCTACCGGTGTCGGTATCACGAATCTGGCTGTAGGTCTTTACACCTTCTCGTGGCCTATTCCCGGCAACACGCAGCTCGGCGATTATGCGGTTGTTTGGAACGCCACCGATCTTCAGCTTGACGCGGTTCAAACGTCTGAGCTGATCACGGTGGGAGCCGCATCGCAGGGGCCCTGCGACTGGGATGTCACCGTCACTGAGGATTGCTGCCCTGGCTGGAATGCGCTGCCGGATGCGCAGAAAGAGCGGGCCACCCGGTTGGCGACGAAAGTGATTTGGGCGGCGACAGGCCGCCGATACGGTACCTGTGTTCAGACGATTCGGCCTTGCGGCTTGGATCGTATGTGTGGCGACTGCGGCAGCTGGTATTTCTACAACGGTACGATGCATCCGTTTATTCTCGACGGGTTGTGGCGTAACTGTGCGTGTGGCTGCCCGTGTGATTGTCAGCCACGCTGCCAGGTGAAGCTTCCCGGGTGGGTTAACACGGTCACTGAGGTGACTGTGGATGGTGTGATTATTGCGCCTTCTTCGTGGCGGGTGGACGATAACACTTGGCTTGTCCGTACGGATGGTAATTGCTGGCCGAATTGCCAGGATTACAATGTTGATTCGGGTGCTGGCACGTTCACGGTTACGTATAGTTCCGGTGAGCCTATTCCGGCCGATGTCCTCGATATCACGGCGATGCTGGCTTGCGAGTTCGCGAAGTCGTGTGGCGCTCTTACGGGTGCTTGCCGGTTGCCGGGCCGGTTGCAGACGTTGAGCCGTCAGGGTGTCACTACCACGATGGTTGATATTGATCGGATGTTGGCGATGGGGTTGACGGGTATCCCCGAAATCGACATGATCATCATGGCGGATAATCCGTACGGCCACAAACAGCGGCCATGGCTTTACAGCTACGACACCGCGCCACGCAGCCGCACAGTAACGCAGGCATGACATGGCGCTGATTGAACCGACACCGTATAAGATCGCGCGCAGCCTGCTGGCATGCTTTTGCGCCGAACTTTCCGCGAATGCGAACAACGATGACACGCTCACCATGCCAGCCCGATGCTGTCTACGGGCCGGAACCGAGGTCCCGCTGGACATCGATGTTGACGGCTTCGTGGCAGTGGATCAATGCTGCCTGGGCGAAGCTTACGTCAAGGTCGGGGTGATCTACCCATCGATGGTGTTCCCCGAACCGGACGCAGGCCCACTAGCCAACGGCTGCCAGTTGCAGCGGCTTGCCGTATCGATCGAGATGGGCACGATCCGTTGCATCAACGACGACAAGGACTGCGACGAGAACGAGCTGAAGCTCCGGTGGATGCTGGCCGACGCGGATGCCGCGTACCGGGCCGCCTGCTGCTGGGGTAAAGCCATCCAGGACCCGGCCATCAGCGGCAGGGGCACGAAGTGGTTTGCGGGTTTGTGGGAACAGGGTGGCCCGGATGGCGACTGCTTGACCGGTAATATGCAACTGTTCGCCGGTTACGCTGGCCCAGGCTGCTGCTAGGAGAAGAACATGGTTGAGAAAACTTACGTCGCGAACGTGTCGTTTGAGGCGATTCAGGTAGGCGACTGGCTAGTGGCTGAGGAGACACCGCGTCTTGCCGCGCTGCTCGGGGCAGGCTACATCCACGAGATGACCGGCCCGGTCTACGTCGCCGAACCGATCGAAGCAGACGTCGATGAGGATGATGCCGCCGAACGGTTCGAAGAGATGGACGTGGTTGAGTCTCCCGCCAAGCGGGGCCGCCGCAGGAGCCAGTGATGGCGAAGGTCATCCTCAACAAGCCGGAAGTCAGGAAGACAGCCACCGAGGCTATCCTGCCGTCCGTGGAAAGGACGCTTGATCAGACGTTGGCGTTGGCTAAACGGCTTGTGCCGGTACGCAAACCGAAACCGTTTGATCGGCGCCCGGCTGGCCGCTTGAAGCGTTCCCTGATCAAGCGGGGACCGAAGAAGCTGGTTAACCGGGTTGAAGGCGAAGTCGGTTCCAGGCTCGCCTACGCGGCGTCTATCCATGACGGCGCCAAACCACACCCGATCTTCGCCCGCCGCAAGAAGAACCTTGTCTTCTATTGGCAGAAAGAAGACGTCACCTTCGTCGGGAAGAAAGTGAACCACCCCGGCGTACGCAAACGTAAACGTAAACAGTTCCTGTACCTGCCGTTGCGGGTTGCCGGGCTGCGCAACGGATTCAAGGTCCGCCGGTTGGCGCCAACCAAGACCAGGTAGCTGTCAGCATAAGATATGATTTCGTCATGGAGAATGCGACAGAGGCAACCGGGATGCCCGTTATAGAAGAAGCGGCTCCTGCTGGCCATTATTATGCGCAAATGCGCGGCAGGCGCATGCTGATCAAAAACATTAACTCTGCCCAGTCGATGGTTCTGTCAGGCTACTTCCGTAAAGCCGATGGGCCTGTAACCTGGGAAATTTTGATGGGGATCTACGCCAACGTCATGCTTCTACTCGACTCCCTGATCGTAGACAAAGCAGACATGGCGTGGATCGAGCAGCAGATCATGTCCGGTCAGCTTGTGCTAGAGGATCTGGCTGGCGTGTTCTCCGCCCACGAGACGGTAGAAGTGAAACCAGCCCCGAAGAAGCCACACCGTGGCAAGTGACCTACTGGCGAGTCTACGCATCTGGTCGATTGCGGACATCGCTATCGGCGACCAGATCTTCCGCGTCCCGGCACTGCCAGCTGTCGACTGGCTAGAAATTCTCCTGCAAGACGAGATAAGCCTATGGAGTATCGTCCCCGGCCTCCTTGAACCTGACGCGACAGAAACTTTCACCGAAGCAATTTTCAAGGGCGAAATCCCGCGCGAAGACTGGGAACAACTCGTGTGGGAGCTTGTCTCCATCGCCGCCGGTCGCCCCTGGTGGACAACCCTATATTTGATCAGCAACACTCAACATTTCAACAACATCGAATACGTTAAAGGGCAGCTGGCCCTACACGGCGTCGACGCCACAAAGATGAGCCTCTCCGCATGGCTAGACGCCGTCTACTTCATCTTCATCCAACATATGAAGCCAGAAGACAAACAAAAGTTTGACCTCCTGCTGGCGCGTCCGATACCCGGAACCAAAGTCAAAACAGACGCGAAAGCCAACCGTGCCGCTTTCGGGGCACTATTGTCTAGTTAGAGTGTCCATTTCGAGCCGCTTTGCCGTACGATCATGGTGTGGCTCTAGGCGAAGCGTTCATCAAAGTACGCGCGGATTTGAAGCCCTTCAGCAAAGACCTGGAGAAGGGCCTCAAAACCATTCTTCAGGCTGCGGAAAAAAAACTGAAACTGACCCCGCAGATCGACCCAGCCTTCCACAAGACGCTAAAAGAGAACACGTCAAACGACATTGAGGAAGGCTTCGAGGAAGGCGCGAAGAAGGGCGGCCGTAAAGCCCTGACGGCTGGCCAGAAGTTCTTTGCGAGCCTTGCCGACTTCATTGACGACGGACTGTCGGCGATTCCCGCCGAAGTTAAGGCAGGAATCCTTCTCGGCGTAGCCGGTGCGATAGCCGTATTCTCGCCTCTGATTGCCGGTTCCCTAAGCGCCAGCATCACGGGCGGAATCGCTCTCGGCATCGTCACCGCAGGCGTCGCACTGGCCGCGCAACTGAAACCAGTAGAAGACCAGTTCACGGCGTTGGGTCGCAGCATCCTCGGGGACCTGCGTCAAGCCGCAACCGTATTCATTGATCCGCTGCTGGAATCAGCATTCCAGATCGACGAAACGTTCAACGACCTCCGCGACGAGATCAAAATCTTGTTTGCGGAAGCCGCCCTAGATGTCAAACCGTTGACTACGGCGTTGACCGGTTTCATTCGCAACATTCTGCCTGGCCTCGAAATCAGCCTACGGCGTGCCCGCCCCATCATCGAGGCTCTCGCTGTCGCGCTACCGAAACTCGCCACGGACCTCAGCCGGGCTCTGTTCATTATCGCTGACGGGTCACCGGCGGCGACCCAAGCCCTACGTGACCTGCTGACTCTTATCGGCCAGCTCATCCTCAGCATCGCCTACGTCGTACGTGCCCTCACCGAAATGTGGTATTGGCTGCGGATCGTGGGCATGGCCGCGACGCGTGACTTCGGCGGCGCCATGGCGCTCATCACTCAGCATCAGCGTGACTCTGCCCTCGCTAGCGGCGAAGTAGTCGGTGGCCTGGGTGATCTGGATGTTGCTCTCGGCAAGACGGCGGCGGAAGCTGAGGCCGCGAACAACGCGATCTCAGATTTGATCAAGACGCAGTTGACTGGCCTCGACGCCACAATCGACTACGAGCAGGCCATCGACGACCTAGCCGACTCGATCAAACGCGGCAACAAGAACTTCGACGTCACGCAGGAGAAAGGCCGCCAAAACCTGCGGCTCGTTGAGGCTGCGATCTCTGCTGCGGCCCGTCAGCGTGACGTCGAAATCCAGCGCGCCCAGGAAACGGGCCGCAGCGTAGACGACATCAACGCCGCATATCAGCGTGAGATCGCCACCATCGAACAGGTCATCGGCAAAAACGCGGCCCAGGATAAAGGATTGAAAGATCTGTTCGCGACAGCCCATAAGGCGCCATCCGATGTGACGTTGGAAGTGAAAACTCCCGGCCTGCAAAACGCGATCAACAACTTCAAAGAGCTCGCCTCTGCTGCCGCCAAGGCTGCCGCTGCCGCTGTCGCCGCCATCAATAGGGGCGCTGGCGCGGGGCTACAGAACGTTAAACAGTTCGCTCTCGGCGACATCGTCACACAGCCAACCATCAGCCTTGTAGGCGAGGCGGGCTATAAGGAAGCCATCATTCCTGACCCGGCCGTGATGCCGCAGCGGGCAATGGAATTGTCAAACAAGTTCGGTCTCACCGACATGATCAGCAACGCTTTGGGTGGCGGCGGCCAAACCGTCGTCAACGTATACCTAGGCACCGAAAAGCTGGCCCAGTTCGTTGACTACCGCGTCGGAGTCAACAACCAGCGGCAGGCGATGGCGCTGACCCAGGGACCACGAGGAATCTAATGCCATCCATAGTTGCGACACCATTCCCGACACGCGGCCAGGTCCTCGTCGAAGCCAACTTCTCTGACGTGCCCGGGGCGGCATTCATTTGCATGGAAGCAGTCACCGGGTTCGGTACCGACACGGAATTGCGGCGCCCCCTACATTCCTACGTCTCGTACGACAGCAACGGTTGTCTCGCTCTCAGCTGCGGGCAGGCCATCTTCTGGGACACCGAAATCAGCTGCAACACCCCGACACGGTACTGCGCAACAGCCAAAAACAGTAGCGGCACCACGATCACGACAGCAGCCGCCTACCTGGCTTTCGACACATTCACGAGGACTGTTTCTCCCGGCTGGGGAATCGCAAGCAGCGGCCAGACATGGATCTCAGCTGGCGGCGCGGCAGCTGACCATTCGGTTACCGGTACCCGTGGCCAGCATGCCACTGTCACCATCGCCACCGACTACATTGACCATTTTGCTATCACCAATCCGAATGTTGAACTACGCATCGTCGGGTTCCCGGCAGCTGTAGCCCTCACGGCAGCCACCGAGATGCAGGTGTGGCTACGAAGCGACGGCACCGCCATGAACGGGTACCGTCTACTAGCTCAGCTGGCGACAGGCGGCATAGTCAACATCTTCCTACAGCGGGTGGTAGGCGGTGTCATCACCACTCTCGCTACTACCGCCAGCGCCCTAACCTACGTAGCGACCACACAGCTGGCGTTCAGCTTCACCACGTGGGGCAACCAGCTGACAGGCAAGATCTGGGACAACACGATGCCTGAATCCACGGCATCGATCGTTACCGCCACCGACACAACATTCACGGCAGCCGGACACCTGAACGTGATCTCCAGGCGCGGCGCCGGTAACACCAACGGCACCATCAATTTCCAGTGGGACAACCTGACCGTCTCAGATGTCTGCGCTGACCTGCCGGAAGTCGAAGTCTGCACCGAAGCGTTCACGATCGCCTGCGACGGCTGTTTCCGGCTCGGCGATCCACTACGGCCATGCGCCGACGTCAGGATCTGCCTCTGCGCAGACGGCACCTGCGGTCAGCCAGGCGGCTTGTTCTTTGCCGGAATGTCCACCGACAGCTACGCCGATAACAGCGGCAACATGCTGCCAGTCAACGGCGTCTACCCGATCCATGTCACCCGTAACCGTAGGTCCGCCACCGGTAGCTTCACGATCGTCCCGACCACGTTCACCGACCGCGACAACCTGCTGGCGCTACTCTCAACAGGCAATATCTTGTTTTGGCGTGGTCCGGCGGAATACGGCACCAAAGACCGCTACCTGGCTGTGGGCGAAGTCGGGGTGACGCCGCCGCTGGCCGATCTGACGATCCAGCCACGCATCATGGACCTGCCGTTCGTCGTAGCTAAAGCACCTGTCGGCCCGTCGTTTGGTGTCTGCGGTGCCCGTGTTAAGGATCTTTGCGACGTTTACCCAACCTGGGATGCCCTGATCGCTGCCGGGCTCACCTATGCGGACCTACTACGCGGCAACGCCTCCACCACGCCAGCCGGGTTGGCCACATGGGCAAGCATCAACGCAGGATTCGCCAGCTGGAATGCCCTCGCGGCCGGTGAAACCGACTGGACAGATGTTGTGGACGGTGACTGATGCTTGCTGGAGGCACTGACAACCTTTACCGGAACCTTCTCGCGGCCGGGCATCGGCTGTATTCCAAGGTTGAAGTCCTTGACGGCGACCAGAACCTATTGACGATCCCAGACGAGTTCACGGACGAGAACGGTGGCCTGGTCTACGCGTCGGGGTATGTCAGTGCGTCCTTGAACTCTCGGGTTACCCGGAACCTGGTGTTGACGGTACCGGAAGGTGTCTACCCAGCACTAGCTACAGGGTTGCTGGCGCCGTACGGGAACCGTTTCCGGGTCACCCGTGGCATCGAAATGGGCGACGGCAACACGAAGTACTCGTGGACCGTGTTCACGGGCCGTATCGGGCTGCCGCTCCTAGCCCCGGAAGGCTTGGTTACGGTCACGGCCGCCGACCGGGCCTACGAGGTCGTTGAAGCCGGTTTCGTCGTACCCCAAAACTCGCAGGTCGGTAACAGCGTCAACGCCGAGTTCGTGCGGCTGATCTCCGACGCCCTAGACGACGCAACATTCGGCGTGTCAGACGTGTTCGCTCAGACGGTTCCGCAGTTGACATGGGCCTATGACAGGGCTGCCGCCTTGGATGAGATGGCCACGGCTGTTGGCGCGTTCTGGTACGCGCTAGCTGACGGCAGCTTCGTTCTGCGCCGGTATCCGTGGACTGTGGCCGCCGCACCGATCCTGACCCTCTCAGACGGCGTGGATGGCATCCTGCTGGCTTCTCCGCGCCGTGACCGCGACGACGTGTTCAACTCGATCACCGTCACCGGTGAACGCGCTGATGGAACCACGCCAGTGGTTGCTTTCGCTGAAGACAACAACCCAGACTCGCCGACCTACGTTAATGGGTTGTTTGGCCGCCGTCACCGCACTGTCCCGTTGCAGACCCCACAGACGCAGGGTTCCGCGCAGACGGCCGCTAATGCGTGGCTTCGGCGAAGCATCGCGTTGCAGGAGACATGGACGTGGACTCAACCGCCCGATGCGGCACTGGAATTGGGTGATGTTGTTTCCTTGAATGCTTATGATCGTACTGGGATAATTCAGGTGGTTTCAGGGTTTACGTTGCCTTTGGGGTTGGATGCGATGATGACGGTGCAGGCTCACGCTCAGGTAGTGGGTGCATTGGAATGACGGCGCCGCTACCGGCAGCTATCGCCAATGTCCTTCCCAGCGATAATGAACTGGTTATGGGTACCGTCGTGTCCGGTAACCCTTTGACGGTGAATGTTCGTGGCGCGAATCAGCGGCCAGGACGACTATCGACTACTGCGCCTTCAGTCGGGGATACGGTAGCACTTTTGCGTGAGGGTGCGACCTGGTTGACATTGGGTAAGATGATCGCGGGCACCGCGACTGGGTTGAGTTTGAGTAGCCTGCAAATGTCGGCCTCGAACGCGAACCTTGGCCTCACAGCAGTTGAGCAGGATGTCCCCAACACGTCGCTGACGTTTACGACAACATCTCCGAACGCGATCGTTTTCGGTTTGTGGTTCGCGGACAATCAGGCGCTGGCCGCGAATACTGCTACCGGGACCACGATGCTGCGTATTGACGGGGTGACGTTGGCTGCCCCGGCGGCCATCTGGCGGGCTGATGTCGTGAACTATCGCGGCACTGTCGGCAACGCTGACCTGCGCACGGTGACGCCTGGTAGCCACACCGCGATTCTGCGCGCTAACCGTGCCGGTGGCGCTGACGGAACGTTGCAGCTCATTGCGCAGCACACCACCCTCATCTTGGCGGTGTTCGAATAATGCCTACTTGTACACCGATCTACGGGCTCACATATCCGATCTGTTCTGATCCGCCATGCAATGTAGGGGATACCTTCTGCGAGTTTGTTAATGGCGTCGAAGAACAGTTCGACCGGTTGGATGGGATTGTTGACCGCACTGTCGATACGGTACCGATGGCTAAGGTTCGGCTAACTACGCCTTATACTTTCGGGCCAACGACAAGTAATTTCACCACGGCGTTGCCTTTCGATACGGTCGATGTCGACACGGCCGATCTAGTGAATTTGACCAACGACGCAACCCGGATAACGCTGCCACGATTCGGTGTATACGGAGTCGGCTGGCAGATTGTCGTCTCTTCAGTCGCGTTGAACGACCGCGTCATCGGTACATTCCAAAACTTGCAGGACACATACCTTAGCGATGCTGCTGCTATTCCTGTATATCTCAACGGTGCTGGAATCGTACGCTATGCATCTTCCAGTGCGGTCTCACCAACTGACACAATTACAGGACTATTGAGCTTGCAGTTGAGTGTCCTCATCGGCACCTTCACGGTCACTGAAGCTTTCGTCAATATCTACTGGTTGAGGGACCTGCCATGACGACAACTGTTGGCACTCACGGCTTGACCTGCCTAAGCGACGAAGACTACGCGGCTATAGCCCTTTACATGCAGGCCCAAAGTAACACAATCGATTCCGTGCTGGATGCCATCTCGGATAGCTTCGACACAACAGCTTTGCGGCCAGGCTTTACTGGCGCGACAAACATTGTCAATGGACCGGTGGCCAGTGGCAGCGAAACAATCTTCGGCCTTAACGGCTGGGTATTGAGTTATTCCAATTTCACGCCTGCCCCCACTTCGACTGTCGGCTTCCAGTTCACGGTACCTAAAACCGGTTTCTATGATCATGGCTGCTACATCAATGCCCAAGCCTCTGGTGCGGTAACAGTGAACTCTCGGCGCACTCTGTATTCGCGTGCGTTCCGGGTTACCGGAACGGGCAATGTGCTTCTGTCGCAGGCTATCTGGAGGACCGTGGATACAAACACTGGCGGAGAGTTCCTGGTGGCTTGCGGTAGCTCCTTCTACGCTACTGCCGGTACGACAATTGTTATTCTTCCTGGCTGGTCTCATGCTAATGCTGCCAGCAACGTGCAGGTGAATGCGGGCGCGAAGATCTGGTGCTGGTTCACTGGCTCCGGTGTTGAGGTTGGGAGCGCCTAATGCCTGATACAGCTAACTTCGCTATTACCTATCCGTGCGAAGGCCCGGTTATCAGCTGCAATGACTTCGCCACGTTGGCGGCTGATGTTGAAGCAGCTCTGGTGACAGTAGATGCCGAGGCGACTGTTGTTACGCATCAGCCGCAGTTGAAGATCACCGCTGACACGACGGCAGCTGTTGGCGTCGACACGATCATGACCTTTGTGACGTTTTCTGGCGCAACTAGCTACATCGTTAATGGTTTCACGGTCAACAATGCTGCTGGAACTATCACGATTATTACTCCTGGACTGTATCTAATTGGTATCCAGGTTGCGGCTAATCAGTCCACGCTGACGATGACTTCGCAGCGTATGGGTGTATATGTCAATGGTGTCCTGAACACGGTACGTAAGTATCGCGGCAATAACCCTGCCGATGTTGGAGTGCTCAGTGGCGCAAACGATTCAGGTGTCGCATTGCTGGCGGGCGATGTAGTTACTGTCCGTTATCTGTGGACTGGTACCGGAGCGCTCAACGGCATCGCTTCTGGCGACATCCGCATGGCACTACTAAGCACACCGTAAGGAGAAGCCATGTCGACGCTTACCCCTAATCAGGGAATCGTTCAGCAGCAGGGAACTGACCCAGCTAACTTGCCTAATGCTCAGACGGCTTGGTTGGGTGGTGAAGAGAACCGGTTGGTGCAGCGGTACACGAATGAGGCTGACCGTACGGCCCGTAACCCGACACCGAATGAGGGTGAGCGGTCCCATTTGGCTGCTGAGGACCGCAACGAGACTTTCAACGGTTCGGCCTGGATCAGCGACCAGACCAGGAACTTGTTTCAGTATGTGCGTCGCTCAACCGATGCCGCCGCGATCAACGCAAGCACGGTTCTGGTCAACGATGCGACGATGACGACTGTGCTGCCAGCTGTGACGGGCATTTACCGGTGGCGTGACACGATCGTTTACTCGTCGTCGCAGGCAGCGGACTACAAGGTTGCCTACACGTTCCCTGGTACTGCCTGGTGGGGCGGTATCGCTGTCGCGGTAGGCACTGCGGGTACCGCATTTGATGGGCAGTTCGCTGTGCAGACAGTTTCGGGTACTTCTACTGCTTATGGTGGCGCGGCTGTGGGTACCAGGCTGCTGCTGATAGTTGAGGGTGAAGTGTCTCTGGCTGGTGTCGGCGGCAATCTTGTGTTGCAGTATGCTCAGCAGGCATCTGACGCTACGAACACGATCCCAGCATATGCGGGTACTAATCGTCAGGTTTGGCGGACGTCGTAGGGTGGTGGCATGAATTGGGTTAGGGCCTCGATGTGTGAGGCGACGGGTTGTGTTGAGGTTGCCTTTAATGGCAGCGAGATCAGGGTGCGGAATTCTCATGTTCCGTTGGAGTCCGTTTGGTTCACCCATGCTGAGTGGTCAGTTTTTGTTGATGCAATCGTGCGGGGTGAATTCGCTGCGGTTGATCCGGGTGATCCGGTTTAGTTAAGATTGGATCATGACGATGCCGCTTTCCGATCAGGAGCTTACTAGGGAACTTGCATCGCTGAAAGAAACGATGCAGGAATTCCGCAACGAGATGCGAATGTCTATGGCTGGTGTGGTGCGCAACGATGTTTATCAGGCCCAGCAGGAGACGATGAAGGCCCAGACAGCCCAGCATCTTGAGCAGATTCGTGGTGAGTTGAATCAGTTGCGCGGCAGGATCGAATCCATGGAAACAGATAAGCGGCAGAATAAGGGCCTCATTTTCGGTGCCCTTGCTTCTGCCGCCGTATCCCTGCTGATGACTATTCTGAGTTTCAACAAGTAACTATTTGAAGGGGCGTAGCTTCTTTCGCGTCCCTGCCCCCACAATACCGTCAACAGTTATCCCGGTACGGTGTTGGAAGTCGCGGACGGCGGCTGTGGTGTTCTTGCCATAGTCGCCGTCAACGCGTATCCCGTAGCCCCAACCGATCAGGTATGCCTGAAGTTCCCGGACAGTCTTGTCCCGCAACCCTGGCTTGAGTAGCGGCCAGCTCATGGGTTTGCTGATGAACCGGTAGACGACGATGGAGCTTTCGGCCCTGGCGTTTTGGAGGACGCTGCCATGGATGTGTTTACCGTGGGGGTTGCTGCCGGTGTAGACGTGTGGCATGAACTGGTCGTCGGCGTCCATGATGCGCCGGTTGTGGATGACGTAGTGCGTTGACGGGTGCATGATCATCGCGGCGATGACGGTGGGGACATGGATCGGGGTGTCGCCCAGCTGCGTCGAGTCCACGTCGATCGCGTCCACGGTGTCGCGTCTGTTTGGGTTGTGGTCGCTGTTGCGGGCCTGATGTGCGGCATCGCCGATCCATCCGTCGTTGATGCGTGGACGGTGCGGCCATTTCCGGTTCAAGTTTTCATCCCGCAGAATTTGCAGGGTTTTGGCTAGTTTAGCCATGGAGGTCAGCCTCCTCGATGGCTGCGGCTTCCTCGTCCTGGTAGCCGGTTACCGCTTCGTCCCACGTCCAACCGTTGTCCCAGCCCATAACGTTGTCGAGGGGTTCACCTTTAAGCGTTTTGTGGTCTTGTTCGTCGCCACACTCGTACGCGTAAACACTGTTGAGTGAAGCGATGCCCGGTAGGGTGCCGATCGGTTCGGGTGATTGATCAGGAAGCATGCCTCAGCGTAACATCCCACACATGGAAGTGTATTTCACATACAAGGTTACTGGTCATGACAGCTGGGACCGGTTGGAGGAAGCCTGCAACCGTGCGGCCCGGTTGAACAAGAACTTCACCAACTTCGCGGTCCTGCCGCCTGGGGAAGGCGAAGATTACGGGCTGGTGCTGCTGTGTAGCGCTGGCCACGACCAGTCCGCGATCCGTCGCCGGATTATCGCCCCGATCAGGTCGATCTTCCATCGGGCCGGGATCGAAGGCGCCCGCATTTCGTTGATCGAGCAGCGGGTGGCGCCGAACGGAAGGCACCGTACCGTGGCTGAAGGCAGGGCACCGAAGGGCACGTTCATGGCGGATTCGTTGGGTGACATGCTGGCTGATGCCGCACGCGACGAAGCCGCTGTCAGCGGCGACTGACAGCGGCTTCGTGTCGGTGTTAGCGGCGACTGACAGCGGCTTCGTGTCGGTGTTAGCGGAGGATTATTACGGCGGCCAGCAGCGCGGCGTAGATCAGAAGATCCCCAACGGTGGCATACTTGTGGGTACGGTTCAACTTAGACAAATCTTCTTGCAGAGAGTGAACAGCCTCCGTCAGGTATTGCAGCGTGTCGTCGAGGTCGTCCGTCTCGTCAACGGCGTCGGCGAATTCGCAGCAGCCATCACAGCCGTGTACGCCATCGCTTACTAACCCGATGATGGCGGCGAAGTCGAGACCAGCCCGGCACGGATGCCCGATACCGTGCTCACAGTGATGCTCCAGCATCTGCCGGTCTACCCGCCAGCTACGGGGACGCTTGCACAGCTCATATTCACTCGTACCGTGCAGGCAGCAAGCCCCGCTGCATTCTTCCTTGCCGTGGTGCCGTAGATGCTGTCCGGATTCCAGCAGGGACCATTCCTTTTTGCTGTCGCTGATGCCCGTACCCTGAGGTTCTGTCATCTCTATCCCTTCTTGGCTCCTGCTTCGAGCAGGACCCGTTCAACTTCGTCTGCCTCGATCAGGTAACGGCCACGTGGCGTCTTGTGTGCCCGCATACCTTCGCGGCCGTTGGTGACCCGGTGAACCTCTATCCAGTTCAACACGGTCGGATAGCTGATAGGTCGCACGTAGTGTGCGTAAAGTGTCCGGACTTCTCCCGGCGTATAGACGGGACGGTCAAGCAAGAAACCTTCACTCATTGTGACACTCCTGAGTAATCATGGACGGTTGCTTATCCATGATCCCATACCCGCCATATCCCGCGTCAACCAGCAACTGGCATCTGGTATCCAGGCGCATCAGGTTATAGAAACCGGCCTGGGCTCCGGGAGCCATTTCGGCGGTACGCTGACGCTTCACGAAAACCTCGACCGGCGTGGTGCCGCAGTGACGTTCACGTTCGATCATTTCTTCTAGGCCCTTGCCGATGCCTACAGCGCCTAGGCTGACGCGGCGGGCCGGACGCCAGGGTGCTTTGACTGAGGCTTCTTTGCGGAGATTGTCGGCGCAGTCTCCGTCCATCACGGTCAACCACCTGTGCGCGTTCGGGACTCCGACACCAGGCGTCTTGATCACCAAGATGCCGAAGTCGGCTTTGGCGTTTACCCGTTCCACTTCGGTTTCGCGTAGCCATGCTGCGGCCTGCCAAACCTTGGCGTCTTTGACTTCCCAGGCAAGGCCAGGCGTACCGGTGATGTCGCCGAGGTCGTTGGCTCCGGAGAGTGCTCGGCGTTCCGCATAGGGGAAACCGAGCCGCCACAGTGCTGCAACTGTGGCGGACTCGGCAGCCGTGCCCTTGGCGCGGCTTCTACTCATTCGGGTTCATTTCCTTACATTCGTGGTCGTTCCACCAGTTTTCGGTACCGCACTGCGGGCACGTGTGGCCGCCGGTGGCAGCAAACTTCTCAAAGATCATCATGTTGTGTGGGCCGATGATAGCCGAAACAGCAGAAGCAACCACATCATCACACTCATACTTCGCCACCATATGTACAGTGTTATGCAGCAGGTACGAAGTCAAAATCGAAAGATCACGGGCATCCAGCTGCTCAAGGAAGTGACGCAGATTATTGCCAGCTACAGCGCTAGCAGACATCTGATTCCGCTCATTGCACAAGGCAACAAGCGCCGCCCACCACAAGCCCTCGTCCCGGTTCTCGACCATCTGCGCTGCCGTCTGATCAAGATGAGCCTGAACCGCAGGCTGGGCAAACTGGTCAGCCAGATACTTATCAAGCTTCTCGTGATCGAACTCTTCCCAACTCGTCGCTTCCTGCTCCATCAGCTTCCTTTCTTCGGCTGCACGTACTTGAAACTGTTGCCACGCCACATCTGATGCTCGTCCGGCCGATCCCTTTTGAACCGTTCAACATCAAACGCAGGTTTCATGACCGTGTACATGGCGGCCACGATCGGGTTCGCGGCAGCGTATTTCGCGGCCGGGAACGTGGCGTCGGGCCGGAAGGTGACCTTCCGTACGCCGTCGATTTTCAGGCCGGTGGCTCCGGCTTCTTTCATCTTCTGCCGGAAGAAGCCTTCGGCCCGTTCGATTGCGGCGTCGAGGCGCTGCCGTTCGGCACGCATCGCCTCCAGGTAATGCCAGCTGTGGCCGTGTTCGCGAAGCTCAACGAACCCGTCATCGTCGACTTCAAACGTGTCACTCATCCGTACCCTCCATCTCCATCCGGGTGTTGTCTGATGCTGGCCTATGTGCCGGGATACCCGTGGCAGGGTTGTCGATGAACTTGTCGATCTCTGACGCCAACTGGACGGGCATGACGAGGACCGGGATCAGCGTGATGACGCCGTTGCTGTCGACATCGACGATATGCATTTCGTGGTCGGTGAACTTCTTCAAGCTGATGCGGCCACGGCTGTCGGCGACGACGACCCGGGATTTCTTCGGTTCGGTCACTTCTCCACCTTCATAGAGTCGGGTTCTGCGCTATGCCAGCAGGTAGGGCATACCGATACTGGCGACACGCGCCAGAGGATGAACCAGCCACTGGCGGTTGCTTCTTGCGGGGTCTGCTGGGTGCTGGTTCCGCATAGGCAGACGATCGGGGTCTGCCTGTTGCCGTCTACCATCGGCATACTCCTCGCATGCGTTCTTCCCGCGCACGACGTTCGGCGTCTTCCATGCGTTCGATGCGTCTTTCGACTGACTGTAGGCGTTCTAGCAGGCGTTCACGTTCGATCTGCATAAGTTTCAGTAGATCTTGTAGTTCTTGTAGGCTCTGGCCGATTTCCATCATGGGGTGCCTGCCGGGAAGACTGTGCGGATGCCGTCGATGTACCTGTAGTGGGGCTGGTTCTGGTTGTAGCGGTGTCGGCCGATGATCTTTCGGCGTTTGCCGTTGTAGAGGAACCGGTAGTACAGGTAGCCGCTGATGGCGGTCAGTGCGAGGATGAGGTAGTCGATGATGGCGCTGTGGATGATGCTGATCTTCCCGGTGTCCATGATGCTCCCTCTTTGATGGGTGTTGCCACCGTAGCTCGCGGAGGGTAACGTGTCAACAGGAAGCCGCAGGTTCCCGCAGAAACTTTAAGAGTTTGACAGTGCGGCGAGAACGAGCTAACGTAGATTGCGTCAGGGCACGAAGCGGCAAAAACAACCAGCCCCGCTAGCCACGGAAACCGCAGAGTGCCATGACACCGGATACAGGGCTCAAGGAGGGCCGCCTGGTTTGGGACCAGGACACTGGTAGGTTCGATTCCTACGTATCCGACGATGGGGTCAACTCCCGACAAACTCGGAGTTGAGACAACTGAAGGCGAGGGCCTTCTACCTGTGACATAGCGGGATGGTGCAGAGGTCAGCATACCGGGCTCATAACCCGAGTGGTCGAGGGTTCGAATCCCTCTCCCGCGTCGAACGGTAGCGCGCTACAATATGAACCATGGGTTTAACGGGGGCAGCGAAGCGCGAATACCAGCTTCAATGGATCAAGGCGCGACGAGAAAAGTGGATAGCGGAAAATGGGCCATGCCAAAACTGTGGACACGATGAGGATCTGCAAGTAGACCACGTCATCCCACGGGCAATTGGCGGCGGCATGCGACCAGCGCTCATATGGTCAAGATCCGCCGAGATCAGAAACGGGGAGCTGGCAAAGTGTCAGGTACTCTGCAAACATTGTCACGATGCCAAAACAAAAGCACAGATGATCACGAAGAAACATGGATCAACCATGTATCGCAATGGCTGTAAGTGCGAAGTTTGCCGCGAATCTCAGAGACTCAAAGCAAGGCGATTGCGAGCATTGGCAAAAAAAAGAACAGGCAAGCCTCCGTAGCTCAGTGGCTAGAGCAGCTGACTCTTACTCAGCGGGTCGAAGGTTCGATTCCTTCTGGGGGTACGATGCTTCGGGCATCAGTAGTTTGAAAACTTCAACATGGGGGCGTAGCTCATCGGTAGAGCGGCCGTTTTGCATGCGGCTGGTAGTGGGTTCAATTCCTACCGTCTCCACGACCTTGGCGATTGCGGCCAACGGTTTAGAGCGGGTTCTGGCAAGAGATGTCCATGGCGTCCACCCGCTCGGAACCGAGCGGAGACGTCCGCAAGTGATCGCCAAGGGCATGCCCCCGTAGCCTAATTGGCAGCGGCGTCTGACTTAGGATCAGAAGGTTGGGAGTTCGAATCTCTCCGGGGGTACGCATCACGTCTCTATAGCTCTTTGCTATCGACAAATATCAAAGCGTGATCCACCTTCTGTGTCCTGATCCCTCATAGCTCAACGGTTAGAGCACTCCGCTGATAACGGAGAGAGCCAAGTTCAATTCTTGGTGAGGGGACGGTGTCAGGAAAGGGTGGTTCCTTTCCGGTGAAGCGGTAGGGCCGCGACAACCAATCCTAGGGCGACTGGTGTTCAGTCAGGGACGGTACCATCCCGGCGGCCAGTCGCCCGGCGCTAGCCGACATAGCTCAACGGGAGAGCGGCTGTCTTACAAACAGCAGGTTCTGGGTTCGATTCCTAGTGTCGGTACGGGGGAGCTACGGCTGTGAGGTGCCGTAGCCAGCTTGAGAGTGATCGCCTCAAGCTGAGATCCAACCTCCTTGGACGTCCCGCACCAAGCCGCTATAGCTCAATGGTGAGAGCAGCTGTCTTATCAACAGTCTAGTCCGGGTTCGAATCCTGGTGGCGGCACGTGGAAGCTAAGATGAATGAGAAGATGGCGTTGACGCTGGTCTTTGGGGCGGCTGACGCGGCAATCGTAATGATCAAAGAAGAGCTGATGAAGATCAGCAAGCTGGCTGAGGAGAAAAAAGCCGCAGGAGTAGAAGTCGATGACATCTTCGAAGATGCCATCGAACCAGTCGCAGAGTATCTCCAGAACTGCGGCGAAGAAATCCTCTCACTGATCACCCTGAAAACCTTCTTCGCTTTGCTGGCCGCCGAGAAGCAGGTGGCAGCCCTGCGGGAAGAAAACGAGTCTCTACGTCTGGCCGCTTCCGAGGCGGAAGTGAAAGCAGAAACGAAGACTAAGAAGACCAAGTAGATGTTGGCCCTCATAGGCAAATCGGTAAAGCCGCCATCTTCAAAAGCTGGTGTGTGTGCGTTCGAATCGCACTGAGGGTACGTGACAGAAGACGAAGACATCGCTGGTTTGACGCCAGCAGACCTTGAGCCGTTATGTGACGGTACGCTCGACAAGTGTCGACTGCCTTCTCGCTCCCCGCAGGAGCGAGCGGAGAGCAAGCAGCGTTTCATTGAAGGTTACGGGAAGGCTTGCGAAGCGCTAGAGGCAGCCTCCAGGGAGGCTTACATCCGTAACCATGAGACCGCTTTGGCATATGTGGCGATAGCCAAAGCGTGGAACCAGATTTCGTACTAACGACTGATGCTGGTCACGCAGTCCCGGCAGTAAAGTTGACTGCGTCAGGGAGCGTTAGCTCAGGGGTAGAGCATCCGCCTGTCGAGCGGAAGGCCACGGGTTCGAAACCCGTACGCTTCGCGTCACAATTCCATGGAGGGGAAGACATGGGAACTGCGCAGGAAAAGGCTCTGGCTGACCAGCTGATCGCCGAAGCTGACCGTAAGGCACGTGAGCGTGCAGAGGCAGCAGAACTAGCTGAGCGGGTACGTAAGGCTGAGAAGGAGTGGCGGTAGTGGCTGAGGTAGATCGCCAGTCTGACCTTGACCGTGTCGCCCGGGAAGAAGCAGCCGTGAAGGCTGCTGAGGAACGTAGACAGGCCGCTGAGGCGTTGAAGGCTGCACAGCAGGCACGGGCACGGAAGATCCTCACCCAGAAACGCGATTAAGCGCAACGCCTTGTTAGCTCAACGGTAGAGCACCTGACTTCCAATCAGGGTACGCGGGTTCGATTCCCGTACGGGGCTCGCATGAGGGGCCGTTCGCGGCGCGCAACAGCCGCAAGGCTGTGCTGACGGCCCCACCTTTTTCTCGCCTTATTGGTGCAACGGTAGCACGCCACCTTGCCATGGTGGAGACGTCGGTTCGATCCCGGCATGAGGCTCAAGCGAACAATGTTCAGCTTGCCGTCATAGCTCATCAGGTAGAGCAGCTGTCTTGTAAACAGCAGGTGCGGGGTTCGAGTCCTCGTGGCGGCTCATGGAAAAAGAGAAACCGTATCCGCAATTCACTAAAGAATTGATGGAACTGTTGAACAAGCATAGCCTCGATGCGGCCACGAGTACGCCGGATTTTCTGCTGGCCGAAATGCTTGTAGCATATTTGGAGGCGTACCGTAAGTTGCGTGTGTGGCAGATAGATTGGGAAAGCAAATTTTAGGTAATGGGAGTGATGCGGCCCATGGAGTATGAATGCGGATGTAAGATTTGCGCGCATCCTTGTGGCGAGTGTGGCGAGTTGTGCACGCAGGAGCATGACTTTGATGACAGTAATTGTTTCTTCGATGAAGAAACAGATAGCCATTATGTTCGATGCCCTAATGGACATACTGTTTGGTTTAAGTCTATAGGACGCGGGAGTGATGCGGCTGGTGCCGCAGCCTGACTGTAAATCAGGTGCCTTTGGCATGGGTGGTTCGATCCCATCCACTCCCACTGTGGCTATAGCTCAATGGTAGAGCGGCTGATTGTGGCTCAGCATATCCCGGGTCAGTACCGGGTAGTCACCCCAACGAGGGAGAGTAATGACTGATCCACGGATTCCGATGCCGGGTGACTGTGCCCGGTGCGGGTACCCGAAGTTCATGCACGAAGACGACGAGCCGATGTCTGGGTGCGAGTTCTTGGCACCGGATGACACGTTGCGTAAGCAGCGTCTCCTTCTTCGCCGGGCGGTACGGGATAGTAACTAGGATTTCGGAAGGTAGCGATCATTGGTGATCAACTGGTCTTGAAAACCAGGCCATCGGAAACGATGAGGGTTCGAATCCTTTACCTTCCTCAACATGTGACGTGCGCACCCCCGGTGACGGGGGAGCTTAAAAAGCCGCATCCCGTCGCGCGGCACGCACAAAGCGGCGGGACTCGGAAGATTGCCAGAGCGGTAATGGGTCGGCTTGCTAAGCCGTAGCTGCGGCCATAGGTCGCACCGGGGTTCGATCCCCCGATCTTCCTCTTCGCGATCGGCGCAAGGAAGGGAAAGAGATGACCGAAAGCGTCTCCATCGACTGGTGAAAGGGGTGATGGTGTGAGGGTTCAGGGTCATCCTCCGTAGTTGGTCTACGGAAGGATTGTGATGAGTCGTACGAATAAGGATATGCCGCATTGGGTGCGGGCCGAGGTGTGGAAACCGGACCACCGTTGCAGCGAGTACGGGTACCGTAGGCTGCGTTTCTGGCCAGACGGTTTCGGCGGTGGCGGCAGCGGGTGTGATCTTCCGGATTTTGAGCGGAAGGATACACGCTGGGTTCGTCTGCCTAAGCAGTGGCGTTTGTCTTCTCACTGCACGTGGCAGCCGGTGTGGGATCGTCGTAGCCGTGTTTCGGCACCACCGAAATGGTTTGTGGATCACGTTTGGAACAATGCTGAGCGTAGGCGTGAGCGTGACAGTCTGGGGAAGATGCGCCGGGATTACAACACTAACGGCATGATTGATGATCCTGATTTCGGTTGCTGGCAGACGCGTCATTCCGCCCGATGGATGTGGAATTAGGGGTCCCAGTGAAGTGCGTTAATGGGCACGTGTGGGAAGAGTGCACGTGTGCTAAAACATCAGAATTTCGACGGTTGCAGGATTCGCATACTCTGACTGTGACGTTTCGGGCGATTATGGCGGCTCTGGCAGTGGGCCTCACCGCCTATTGCGTGTATATTTACGTTACGATGAGGTGACGTTGAAGGGGGAGAGGTAGTGAGTCGAGGGAGTAAGCTGCCGCGCTGGATGCGACCGAAGTGTTCCGTGTGCGGCAAGACGTGGCGGGACTGCGGGCACGCGGGGTACGAGGACATCTACAGGCACAGGCTGTGGACCTTTATTGTGGGCGGCCTCTGGTCCCTGGTTAGCCTGGTCCTGATCGGTGTCTGCGTCGTGCTGCCGCTGATCAGCCTGTTTGGATGATGGGGGACCGCGACATGACCAACGATCCACGAGAGTTGATGCTCGAAGCAGCCGAGCAGATCAAATCTAACCTGGCTAAGCGGGTAGACACCTCCGCGCTGGCGCGGGAAGCGGGCTACAGCAAGTTCCACTTCATCCGCCTGTTCCACAAGCACGTGGGGTACGCTCCCGGCCATTTCCAGTCCCTGTGCCGGGATGAGTGGGCCATGTGGCTCCTTCGGGAAACTGATCTCAGCGTCATGGAGATCGTCTACACCGTGGGCTACAGCAGCACCGGCACGTTCTCCCGCAAGTTCAAGCGCCGCTACGGCATGAAGATGGCGTCGTACCGGGACATGATGCGCCACTTCGATTCCATCCGAAAGGCTGATGCGGTCGACCCCCCAACCCCGTAAGCTTGAAGCACAGGAAGGGGGAACAGGTGGTCACGAAGTTGTGGGCCTGGCGTAACCGGAAACTTGGAACCTGCACACACCGGTCGCCGCTACTGAAACTGTGGTGCTGGCGACAATGGAGCTACCAGCATCAATGCTACAAACACAACCGCAGCTGCTGGTCGCCAGTAAACGAAAACCACAGCTGCTGGCCGCGAAAGAAGACGTAGAATACTTTCGGGCGGGCATCCGAAGCACGAGGCCGAGGATGCAAGTGGACACGTCACGGTCGTCGTGTGCCCGTAACGACCGACTAGTTGCCTTAGCTCAAGGTGGATAGAGCGGCCTCCTCCTAAGGGGCGGATCCAGGTTCGAGTCCTGGGGGCGACACTGTATGGGTTTGATGTAATGGCAGCCTGGCCGTTTCCAAAGCGGCATGTGGGGGTTCGATTCCTCCAACCTATGCAAGCTCCCCGAAGCTCAACGGATGAGCAGCGGCCTACGAAGCCGAAGGGTGCAGGTTCGAATCCTGCTGGGGAGACTCTGAGGTGGTGTAACTGGTAACATTCCCGGCTCTGAACCGGGCGACTCAGGGTTCGAATCCTTGCCTCAGAGCGACGCACCACCCGGCATCTAGCTAATGCTGGGTCACGGGCTCCCCGGCCGACATCATGGTGCTGATAAGAATAGAATTCTGGGGGGTCCACCAATGCCGTGTCGTTTAAATGGCAGGACGCCACTCCCTAGGTGTCACTAGCATTCAGGGCGTGGAAGTGCGGGTTCGAATCCCGTCACGGCACCTTTGATGGCGTGTAGCTTAATTGGTAGAGCACTGGACTGTTAATCCGGTGGATGCTGGTTCGAATCCAGCCACGTCAGCTCGGCACAACCGATTGAAGGGATAGGTTATGCCCAGCGAAGAGGAAGTTCGTCGCGCCCTGAATGAGGAGCGTATCCGTCGCGAACGCCAGCAGCGGGAGGAGATGGAGGAGCGTAAGCGTCGGGTCTGGGAGCAGACGCAGCGCAAGCTCCGCGAGCAGCAGGAAGCTCAGCGTAAGGCGGCTGAGCAGGCTGAGAAGCTTCGGAAGCAGCAGGAGCAGGCCGAGAAGCTGCTCAAGCAGCAGGAAGCTCAGCGCAAGCAGCAGGAAGCTCAGCGCAAGCAGCAGGAAGCTGACCGCAGGCGCCGCGAGGAGGAAGAGCGTCGCCGCCGTAACAAGTAGTTAAGTGAGCCCCTGATGGAGATGGTTCCCTTAAAGGGGCGCCCGAAGCTGGGACAGCATGTAGCGTTGCGTCGCCGCCGTAAGCATGCCCAGCCTCCCGGCCAGGAATACTATTGGGAGACTGGGCATGTTGAGATTGTGCGTCAGGGTGAAGTGGTCTACCGCAGTTGGGCTGGGTATGAGTTGACGGTACCGTTCAGGGATCTGTTTGAAGTTCCCCGCCACTGGGGGAGACGTTAAGGGGGTGCCGTGCCGAGGAAGGCGTTGAACGAGACGCAGGCGGCCGGGTTGGCGACGCTGGTTCTGGAGCAGCAGAACATCATCGATGAGTTGCGTGCCCATAATGAGCGCCTATCGGAGCGGGCCTCACGGATGGCGTTAACGCTACTAGATTTGCAGTGGATCAACCATGACCGGGAAGATCATGTTGGTGCGGCCGTGTCGCGGTGCAAAGACGAATCCTGCCGCAGGGTTGTAGAGTTGACGCACGGTCTCAGGCTCCCGTTCTAGTGGCCCACAACTATGTGTCGCTGTTTTCTGGCATCGGTGGTATCGATCTTGGCTTGGATTCGGCGGGCTGGCAATGTGTCGCCCAGGTCGAGAAAGACGCCTACTGCCGTAGGGTTTTGGCTCGGCATTGGCCGGGCGTTGACCGCCACGATGATGTGCGGACGTTTCCTGCCTGGTGGGGCAAGCAGACTCGACCTGATGTTGATCTGGTGGCTGCCGGGTTCCCGTGTCAGCCTTTCAGCAAGTTCGGGCTCATGAAGGGGGTAGAGGATGAGCGCTGGGGATGGCCCTGGACCCTTGCGGCCGTACGCCACCTTCGACCCAGATACGTCCTCTTGGAGAACGTTGCCGGGCTTCTACGGGACACCGAAGCATTCAGCACCATCCTTGCTGATCTTCACGTCGTCGGGTTCGATGCGCAGTGGTCAACTGTTTCCGCATGCTCCGTGGGTGCGCCACACGCACGGGAACGGCTGTTTGTTGTGGCCTACGCCTCGGGCGGCGATGAGCCGATGCAAATGCCGGTACCGGGAGGAGTATCGCAAGGACGCTCCGGCATTGGAGCAACGGGTGGCGCAGATGGACCGTTTAGCGGATGGCTACCTGAACCCGAGGTGGGTAGAGTGGCTAATGGGATTCCCCGCAGGTTGGTGCGAAGACCGTTAGAGGCTTTGGGTAATGCGGTTGTTCCTCGGGTTGCCGAACTGATCGGAAGAATGATCATTGAGGGGGAGAAGTGAACATGGTGCAGTTCTTGCAGGTTTCAGCCATGATGGCAAGCCTGTACTTGGCTGCCGCTTCCTTTCGGCAGGGTGTCTCGTTTGATGAGCGCCGGTACCTGGTCGTCGCGGCTAGTAGCTTCTACTTCGCGTCGGCAGCTTTTGCCGGGGCAGGCGTGTTCTAACGTTTAAGCCCTCGTAGCTGAGTGGTTTAGCTCCTTCCTTTTAAGTTGGAGACGCAGGTTCGATTCCTGCCGGGGGTACGCAGGTAGCCGTTTGCTTGGATGGTGTCCGGCTGCTGGCTACAGGTTGCCGTCCACCTGTCTGCGCAAGGGCGGCTTCAACACCAACAGTGTATGATGGTTTATGCGGTAACGTTTCGGGGTGTCGGAGCAGCTGGAAAGCTCACCTGACTTTCAATCAGGAGAACACGGGTTCGAGTCCCGTACACCCTACGGGAACCATGAAGGGAAAACGGATGAACTGGAAATTCTGGAAATCCCCCACCACAGTAAAGATCAAGGACATCGCGGACCTCGTGGCAGAGGCACCGGCAGACCGCCCAATTTTCAGCGAGAAGCATAAGCAGCGCCTACGGCTATGGGTCGCGGAACTACGCAGCGGGAAGTACGAGCAGGGACGCGGCTACCTTTGCACCATCAAGACGGGTGGAGACGATGCTGGCAGCGAGAAGCTTTGCTGCCTGGAAGTAGCGAACCGGGTAGCGTTCGACAACGGTATCCCCGTACCCTCCTGCGAAGTAAATTCACTGGAAAGGGAAGGGCAGAGTACCGACCTGGGCTTCCTCATCTACAAAGTAGACAAGACCGGTTGGGGGCAGGTTGGCGGTGTCATGCTGCCCGAGGTGGCCGAATGGTACGGGTTTACCGGAGGATGTCCGCACATTTCCCCCAACATGCACGCCATAGAAGCCAACGACCATCACCACCTCACATTCCTTGAAATCGCCGACCGCATCGAAACCTATTACGAGCTCAACAGCTAATAGTGTTTCGGTTGTGCCTATAATTGAATAGTTGGCCTGTTGGAGCTGTTGGCAAAGCTCACCTCAGTCTCAATGAGGAGATCGTCGGTTCGAGCCCGACACAGGCTACGGAAAGGGGAAAGAGATGATCAATAAGGAGAGGGTAGCGCTACTCGTCGAAGCGCTCAGGGACGGCAGCTGGGTTCAGGGGCGCGAGAGACTCCGTAACGGAGGAGATGAATACTGCTGCCTCGGTGTTGCTTGCGAAGTAGCTATCGCCAACGGCTGCGTAGTAACGGTTGGGCAGCACGACAATGGCTTCTACGTTTATGACGGGTTCAGCGATTTCTTGCCGCCGTCAGTGAGGGAATGGTATGGGTTCGTTTCGCCCGATCCTGCCGTAGGTAGGCTAAGGCCCATTGGCCATCAACCCGAAAACAGCATACGGCTCGCAGCCACGAAGGCAAATGACCTGCTGAATAAGAGCCTGGCAGAGATCGGCGAGCTATTCGAGGCTTGCTACATCAACGAGAAACCTATCACGATAATCTATTAGGAGAAGTCGTGGGACGCGTTTACATCTTCGGCGGATTCCTGATCGTCATCGCGGGAGCCGCTACCTACTTCCTGTTCCTTGCCAAAATCGGGCAGAAGATATTCAAGCAGAAGCAACAGAAGGGAAACGATGAGCAACCGTAAACGGATCACCGCCAGCGCTCTCATCCTGGCCGGGGCGGTAGCCCTGACCGGATGCAGCACGGTAAGCGACAACCCGGACGATGTCGGCCTGTACTACCTGATGGGTAGCAGCGACGGCAACAAGTTCGACAAGTGCATCGAACCCGGCACTGCTGGCGATGCCGAGTGGAACAACAAGGTTGTCTGGTTGCCGACAAACCTGCGCACCTGGAACGTGGCCCACGAGAACGGCGACACGAACCAGCCGACCATTGTGTCCACGAAGCCGGAAGCCGGTCAGCCGTCAGGGGTTCAGGTGACCGTATGGTCGACCACGAACTTCTACCTGAACACGTTCTGCGACAAGAACGGCGGCATGGTCAAGGACTTCTGGGAGAAGATCGGCCGCCGCTATAAGGCTGACACTCCTGACGGGTGGAAGGCGATGCTGAACAACATCCTGGTACCGGCCCTAAATAAGGCCACCCAGGATGTGATCCGCTCGTACGGCAGCGATGAGTTGGTGGGCAACATCAACGGGGTTAGGGCTGAGGCTCAGCAGAAGATCTCGGCTGGTTTCGCTACCGAGTTGAGCCGCCTGACCGGTGGGAGTTTCTTCTGCGGTCCGAAGTTCAACCGGGTGACCGGTGAATGCCCGTCCATCGAGATGATCATTGTGGATGTTGACTTCGCTGACAGTGGCATCCAGGGCGCCCGTAATGAGAAACAGCAGGCCGTTGAGCGTGCTGCCGCTCAGTTGGCGAGGGCTCAGGGTGAGGCTGCCGCGCTGCTGGCGGAGGCTAAGGGTAAGGCGGATGCGGCTAAGGAGCTGGCGAAGCTTTACGCGAACCCGGCTTGGGTACGCCTCCAGGAAACGATCATGAAGACGCAGGCGTTGATCGAGGCTTGCAAGCAGGCTAAGGAATGCAAGCTGATCGTGGGCGCTGACGGCAACCTGATCATGGGTTAGTGTTGGACACCGGCAGCCTCACCGGCTGCCGGTACCAGGTGGTATGGCCGAGTGGTTCAGGCATCAGCCTGCAAAGCTGATCACGCGGGTTCGAACCCCGCTACCGCCTCTCAAAAACCAGCCGAAAGGAGGTAGTCGTGGCAGTCAAGAACGCTTTGAGCGAACAGCCGCGTGGCACATGCCCTGTATGTCGGGGAACTTTCCAGGTCACCAGAGCCGGAGTCATGCGCCATCACAACGGCGATGTTGTTGTCCGGGGCGGCTGGCGGCAGGTCTGCGAAGGCGTGGGCGTGAAGCCCGCGATGTTAGGCACATACCTGTCGCTCACAGCCGATACGGACCCCGACGTTGCCCGTACCGTTGAAGTTTCCGAGACGCTGATGATCGATCTTGATCCGGATGGTTACGTGCTCGGCGTCGAAAGCCTAACAGGAGCCATCGGGATACCTGAGCTGATCCGGGTTCTTCAAACGTTGCGACACATCTGACAAGGGGGGAAGCGATGGGTATCAACCGCGAAAGAGTCCAGCTCCTCGTCAACGAGCTGCTCACCACCGACAAGGAGCAGGGGCCAAGCTACCTGAACGCGAACGGCCGATACTGCTGCCTCGGTATCGCCTGCGAAGTGGCCAAAGCCAACGGCTGTGAAGTAAGCACCGCCACCTTCACCGCAGCAACCGGTACGAACATCACCGCTTACGACGAAGCCCACGACGTGCTGCCTCCATCAGTGATGGAATGGTACGGGTTCACCAGCAGCGATCCGGCCATCACCTACCAGAGGCCAACCGGAATCGGCCGCGCCTATGGCAGAGTCAGCGTCGTTCTCGCCACGAACGCCAACGACAAACTCTTCTGGGACTTCCGGAGAATCGGCGAAGCATTCCGCGACTACTACCTCGACAACAACGACACGTGATGTCCACAGGAAAACTTCTCACTGCACTTGCCGTGACAGCCATCGTGATCATGGGGGTCTGCGGCATCACGATGAGCATCCGCCAATCCACAGCATTCGTGGACGACTGCGAAGCAGCTGGCGGACATATCGTCGACACCCACATCTGCGTCAGCCCCGATGGACGCATCATCGACATCCCACTCCGGTACTAAGCCGCCCGCTCAACCCGAAGAACCGGTAACCCTGTAAGATAAAAAACGCTGGTGGTGGTCGCAGGGGTGTCGACCGCCACCAGCATCATCTTCGTGTAGCTCAACGAAAGAGCATCAGCGTCCGAAGCTGAAGGCTCCGGGTTCGAATCCCGGCACGAAGACTCACGAATCCACGTCAGGATACCCAGTCAAATGACTGACACGGTCACCATACTGATGCTGATAATGAGAACCTAACTCCGGGTGACCGTACAGCCGCTCAACCGGCTGATCCAACAGATGGAAAACCAGCTGAGCCACCCGCTGCCCAGCCTTCAACACAAT